ACTATTTGGTAAGTATAAACTTCATCATCGAATTTTGAAGTTTATTAAATATCTATATTTAACTTATAAATTCAACAAACTTCCATAACACGCAATGAAAAAGGAGGCAACTAAAATGACGAAAAAGTTACCAATACAAAAGAGAAACAATATAAGGAAATTGTTATTGAATTAAAGATTAAATGGCATGTATTACATACAATTATAATGAAGACCGCTTGTGACATATCCAAAGTTAGTCTTATTATAGATGATGTTACAAAATTAATTGATGACTTAGACGATAAAACATTAACATATACTCAAGATTTGAGATTAGGATACATATTATCATCGATGACTAGATTAGTTAGAACATTTCATAAAGAAACTAAATGGAACCGTTTTAAGCGTTTTATCATAGTTGTATGGATGGACAGTTTAATTAAATATTTATAAGAGAAACTATATTGTTTCTCTCTTTTTTCAATTTCGCAGCTTTTACATATCCTATAATGAAAGAATATTTATTATAGGAGGACATACTTATGTTCAGAAGAATTATCCGTGAAATTGGATTTCGCACACTTGCATTATATGCTGTGCTTGAAGAAGCTTACGTAGAGAAGCTTGAAAAGCAAGGGTATATCTCGGAAGACAGCGAATGCCATAAACGACGACTAATTACTGTTCAAAAGGTATTAACTAAACTTCGTAATGAAGGTTTCTAATGAAGATGACTTTGGTCATCTTTTTTTTCGGAGGTAAGATAATGACAAGAGCAGACAGGAAGTTTATTCCTATTAAACCAGAGGTTAGTAAAGGTATCACATATGCAGTGCTTGCTATATGTGTTCTGATGTTAAGTAAGAAAGGAAAATAACAATGAATAAAGATAACCCAATCGACGCTTATATTTTTGATAAGTGGGAGAAAGAATTACAAGGTGCCGTTGTTTTAAACAATTGCGAAAGAAGTTTAACGAAAGCTGCATTTTTATTTGTAGGAGCTGGTATTGCTAGTATCTTACTAGCAAAAGGTGCACATAGTATGCGTGTTAATGGTGAGAAAGCACTTATGCATGAAATGTTATCCGATAAGGAACTAATGCATTTGTTCGAGATGGAGGTTAACAAATAATGTATATTTTGAATAGTAATAAACTGAAGAACAGACCTGTTTGGATTACGTGGTTATTCTTCAATCGACGTTTACAAAAGGATATTAAGGAAAGTATCCCTATTTTAAAAGAGGATATTTCCAGATTAAAAATTGTAGAAGATAAAGTCCATGAAGCAAAGATGTTGTCTCTAGAACTATCTATTGCTGAATTAAAATATGGAATGGGTCGACTATTAGATACTCTAAATAGTATAGAATCTGGTTGGATGCCGTACTGTGCTGTTCAATACATTATTACTATATTGCAAATATTAGATACGACACTAAAGGAAGTAGAATTTAAGAAGGAGCTAAGCGATGTTTAAGAATTTATTTGAGATCGAGAAAGTGGAATTTGACGACAAGGATATGCAGGAAGCATATTTTAGAGGAATGCATGATGGAAAAGCTAATCAAGAGCTCCACAACGCTCTTTTTATGGCAGGATCTGGAGTATTAACAGCAATTGCATATTTGATCCTTAACCGACGCAATACTCGTATGAACCGCGAGTTAAACGAAGCGATTGCTGAAGAAGGCAAACTAGGAGAATCACTATTTCTTAAGGAACAGAATGATAATTTGCGAGAAATGTTTGGAGATGACAAATGAGACCTATTGATCGTGTTATTGTAAAAGTTAATGACAAGGTATATTCTTTTCTAGATCCATTATTGTTAGATGAAACAGAGAGATCATATTGTTCAAACGATGGTACGGTTAACAAATTAGCAGTTATAATTCCGTATAATAAAGATTTTATTAATGATATCGTTATAAAATCAAACAAAACATTCAAAATGATTAAATCGTCTGATACAATTTTATCTTTAAATGGAATATCTGTTTATAGTTTTGTAATTGAGAGTATACAATACGATGGTGTAAATACAATTCTAAAAATGATTTGTCCATTATGAGGTGATAGTATGATTAGTAGACTTATTATTAAATACAAAGGAAAGATATATTCTATTCCAGTATCGCATTGCACTTATGAAGACGTAGAGACTTGGGGCGACCATCTAAGAGTTAAACCTTATTTTCCTTCACATATGAAAGTAGTTGAGGCTTTATATAGAGATTTGTTAGAAAACGAATATTTCTCGTCTAATGAACTTATTGTATCAGAACTATTTGGCAGACTCTATAAATTGGTGCGTATTTCTAAGGAATTATATAGAGATTCTATATACAAATGTTTCACGATTATAACACTCGAGCGGATAGAAGTACCTGTTCCGCAGAATTTCCATATGCTATAATGAAAGGAAGGTAATAAACTATGCATGATATTTTAATGTCCATTGCATTCGATGGTTTAGATAGACAAATTGAAGAATTGAAAATTCAAATGGCTTTATCTAATGATGTTAACGAGGTTCAGGATTTAAATCTGAAATTGGCTAAGTTGATGGCTGTTCGAAACGAACAGAACAAAAACAAAATCAAACCAGAAACTATATTCAACGCCGTCGTGAACACTGTTGGTATTGCTGCCGTATTGAAATTCGAGGAATTCAATATTATCTCATCGAAACTATGGGGAATGGTATCAGGACGATTTTTTAAATAACACATAAGGGATTACACATCCCTTTCTTTTTTGGAGGTAAGATATGGCAAGTAAGGAAATTAGATTACAGTATTATTCGTCAGATCAAGAAGCAGCAGAACATTATCATAATGTCTATACAACTATGATGAATGATCTACAAATTTTGACGAGTAAAGATTTTATGTTTTCGCTGATTGACTATGCTATGGAAAAGAATGTTCGTAGTTTTCAAGAACATTTTCTTAAGAACGTCTAATAAAGGAGTGACTAATGGCAGAACCATTTTATAAAGTAACAGTAAGTCATTTTAAATCGCCGAATTCATTTTCTATCTGCGTCGCAACGGATAATCAAAAGCTCGCTATGGAGGGCTATAAAAATTTTCATCAAATGCATTCAGATGTTATGATTCTTAATTTAAACAATATTTTTGACCAACAATACATTAGTGCACAACACATACCAGAACGTGTTCTTATTATGAGTATGGATAATTTATCATACGATATTAATGATGGAAGGTGGCGCTACCAGATGCATTGTTATGGAACATTTGCACGTATGTCGACAATCAAAATGATTGAACGACGTTATCAAGATTTATATTTTGGAGTAAAGGAAGATGACTAGACCAATAGTTAAGACATCTGCAGAATTCAAACAAACGGTTATTGATATGGTGAAAGCAATGCCGTTAGATGATTTTCTGTTGATGCCACAGAAAGAAATTGACAAGTATATCGCTGCGTGGACAGACCCAGATCCAGAAACGGGTGTTAGTCCTGCGCAAGTAGATTACAAACAATATTTCCATTTCATTATGACGCTTCCAGAAGAGATGCATATCTTGGACATGGATTTATATTACTTTAGAATCGCTCGTAAGATTGTAAACAACATTCTGTTATCGATGTTGGAGACATCTTATTATAAAACCGTATTTGGCAATCATGATGTGGATCATGAGAACTACAGATTGTTATACGAACTAATTAGCGAGACCGCAGATCGTATCGAGACTAATCCAGATAATAAGAGAGCGTATATGAGCGCTAAAGAATTGAAGGATGAGTTTGGAGCATATTACGACAAAGTCGTAGAAGAATATAATGAGCATGGAGGCTGAACCGATGAACTCTACAGGACAATATACCCTCATATTGTCTAAAGAGGACTTCTATAACACGGTTGTGACAAACGTTAAAAACCTACCGTTACAAGAGATGTTTTTCATAGACGATTGGTATATTGAGCGTTTGATACGTAATTGGAGTCGTAGAAGATTAGACACGGAGTATAGACGGTATATTTTCGGGTTACTAATGGTACCCGATGAGACAATCAAGATTGATTCACGACTCTGCTTGTGGAATATTACAAGAGACATTGTGGATGAGTTGGTAAGCTGCCTTGCAGAAGGATTCTATTATGATGAGCAAGTGAGTGTAATCGGAGAACGACTTTGGTTTGAACCTTTTGATCATCACGAAGACGATAAAGTAGATCCCGAAAGGATCATATATTTCTTAGATATTTTGGATACAATCTACGGACGAGTAGAAACTAATGGATTTGATACTTTAACATGGATTAGAGAAATTATAGGTGAGGATTACTTATCCTGTACAATGCTCTAAATCTAATTTAAAAACTATAGGAGAAGATTATTTAACATGAAACACCATATTCATATCACAATGTCAGAAGATGACATGCATCATTTGGCAGAACAATTCAAGTATTGTGAAAAAGAATTAGAAATTGAAATTCCGAATACACATTATCTAATTCATATACATCGGGAGGATGCAGATGATTGAGTTAGAATATTCTCCTAAGTTACACATACAAGCATTATACCGAAGTATTTCGTTGGTATATTACGATTTTGAATCAATGTTTGAGCACTATCGCCCAGCTGCGAATATGGCAGATTTCGATATTCGTAAGTGGCGTAGAGTACGATTCAATGAGTGTATTAGGCAAATTAACCTTATTCGTGAGTCTAAAGGGTTAAATCCCGTTAAAAAAAATGCAACTTTATCGGAATGTATTGAAGGATTGTGAGGTAATAAAAAATGAGTAAAACAACATATCCACGTTTTGTGGAGATCGACAGAAATGGTATTTTTCAAAAAGTGTTTACAACATCTAATGGAAATGAAGAATTCTGTACTCCTACTGGTAGAGAATTACAAAACGGTCCAGATATGATGGACCATTGGATTGAATATGAAGATAGTAATGGGGATCTTCATTATGGTAGATAGTTCGCAGAAATTGCATGGCCTATAATGAAACGATAAAAGAAAAAGGAGGACAATATTATGTCAATGGAAAACGTTTCAAATCATATCGATGAAGCTGCAAAGCTCGCTAAAGAAGTTACGGAAGCAGAAGTAGAAAATACTGAAACTAACGAACAAGTAAACACAGATGAATCTGTAAACATGAAAATCGAAAAACCTAACGGTAGAATTAAAGAACTTATCGTTAAGTATCGAGCACCTGTTAAGAAGATCGTCGGAGGCTTGTTGGTTGGTGGTATTACGGTATTAGCCGCTTGTGCTGTAAAGTCTTATATCGACAAAAACAGTGAAGACGAACAATTTGAAGACAATGTTATTGACGGTGAGTTCACAGAAAACGAATAACCGTTTCACAAGAATACTGAGAATTACTCTCGGTATTCTTTTTTGCAATTAGAAAGGAGAAGCTAGTGAAAACGTTAATTGGCTTTATGTTGATGTTATTATCAGGAGGACTAATCTATGCTATGTGCTATACAGCCATGGTATTTTTCTTTGGATTAGATGTGAGAGTGTCAGGATTTTTGACAGGAGGTATTGTTGGGATTGCGCATTATGTGTGGGGTTATTCAACAGGAGAAAAGAACAAAAAGACTAGCGACGATTAAATATGGCAGTAATGCTTGAAGATTATGGAGCGGTCCGCGTTACGAATAATCAAATGGGGTCATACACATTTATTATTCCTTTGGATGGGGCACGAGATGTGACTCTGGCGGACTTAGCAACTGAATTAAATGTATATCGTGATTTGATGATATATCGAGGTGACAAATACTACGCCTTAACCGGAGTAAGTAAGAGAATGGATCCAGTGGATGCAAGCTGGTCCGCAACGATAGAAAGTAGGAAAATATGACAAAGACAGACTACAATAAAGTAGTACAACAGAAACGAGTGGATTTGGATGATGCTGGAGAAGCTCTCGAGAAACATATTCAGCCAGTAGCCAAAGGTAAGGTTCGAAAACCTGGTGTTGGTAAATGGATGAGCAATGTATTTTTCGGAGAAGAAGGGTTTCGTGGTATGGCTACTCATATGTTTACGGAGGTTATTGTACCTAGTATTCAGAATACTGTAGCTGACGTAGCGATATCTGCAGTCCAGCGGGCTATCTTTGGGAATGATTATATTCACCGACGGAATCCAGGGAACTATTGGGGACGCACGCCAAACAATGTCACTCGTATAGACTCATGGAGAGGCGGAGGACAAAAAGATTATACACAATCCTATGCGAAGCGTAGCCGTACCGCATCAAATTATGTAGAAGAAATTGTATTCGAGACACGTCAAGACGCACAAGAAGTATTCAATATTCTCTTGGCTAATTTGGAAACGTATGGCGTGGTGACAGTTGGGGATTTCTATGAACTCTCTGATCAGCCATCTAAATTCACAGACCAAGCTTATGGTTGGACCATTGCAAATGGTGGTCAAGGATTAGCAGGTGCTCGTATTGTGGCTGCGCGTGGTGGTGGATTTAAAATCCAATTCCCTATGCCTGTGGAGGTGTGATATGAATAAAATAGAAAATGAATTAATTACACAACAACTATCGGGTATCGATTTAGATGGTGATATGGAATATAATATTGACCCTGAAATTTTCGAAACTAAAAAGAAACAGTATATTAATATGTTAGAAGCATTCTTTGGAGGAAAGTAAGATGACAAAAGTAGCTGTAGAGATTAGAAACCAATTTACTGGTGAGTTAATGAAGAAAGAACATTTCGATGTAGATCTAGACGGAGATATTCTTTACGTTAAAGATGAACAAGGGAATGAAGTTGATGAGAGCCATTATATGCATGGTATTGTAGAATTTATGAAAGGACAACAAAATGCATAATAGCGATGAACTTCTAAAGAAACTCACAGCTAAAAATTCAAATACTGAAAAATTAGACAAACTAATTAATAATAAGCAAGATAATGGAGAAAAACTAAAATGAAAAAAATGATTGGAACACTTGTATTGTTATGCACACCACCCGTTGGTTGGATTATTTTGGCGGTACTATGGGTAGGTAAAAGTAAATGAGATGGATAGTAGGGATATTGTTAGGCATTGCCTTATTTATTGTGAACACATCCTTACTACTATTTGCCGCATTTCTATGGAAAATTATGTCAATGCAACTACAAGCTGCATGGCTATTTGTATTGATTGCTGCTATTGATATTTCTATTGGAGTTACTTGGTGGAAGGACAACAAATGAAAACCAGACAAATGTATTTAGGCTGTATCATCACACGTGGAGGTATTTATATTGATTCCTGGCACAACGTAGCATCGTTTCAAGAATTCGAAAAAGGATACATAGTCGAACATATAATCGACAACCATATTGTGGTATTTGTATTTGCGAAAGAGAATGGCTATCGTATTTACGAGTTCTGGGATACACCCGACCTTATGCAAAAACATATTGAAGAAACTAAGTTCATCGAATCAAAAATTGATGAAACATTTGAACAAATTACAAAGGAGTTAGAAGAAAACTATGCGAATTAGATTATATCCAAAAACACAGGTAAAAAGCAAAGAGAATCGTCCATTACTATTCTCTGATATTGACAAAATTAAATACACTCAGGGCGATAATGGCTCATGGACAATTGCGTTTGACCACGTAGACCATATCCATAAGACAGAAGACATCCGTGGGTATTCCGTATTTTCATCTGAACATTTTGCAGCATTCACACTATTATGCGAATCATACTCAGATACTAACAAAGCTAAAACAGTCCTTGAAGGAGGGAACAACTAATGAAACTACTTGATATGAAAGCAGTAAAAGCAGCAGCTAAGACAACATACACAACATCTAAAATCTTGACGAAGAAGTACGCACCATTTATTCTACTTGGTGTAGGTCTTGTTGGTTATGGATATTCGGTATACGAAGGTGTCAAATCCGGTAAGAAACTAGAAAAGACAAAAGCGAAGTATGAAGAGCTTGACCAAGCAAACATCCCATATTCTAAGAAAGAAGTGGTAATGGATATTGCGAAAGATGTAGCGGTACCTGTAGCAGTTGCAACTGCATCCACTGCAGCAATCGTATTAGGTTTCGCCATTCAAACAAATCGTCTTAAAGCTGTATCTGCAGCACTTGCTATGGCAACTGAAGAGCATGCGCGTTATCGTCTACGTGCTAAGACCGTATTGGACGAAGAAACATTCAAGAAAATTGATGCGCCTTTGAAAACAAAATCAGTTGAAATCGATGGTAAGGAAATTGAAGTGGAATCTATCGTCCCTAATGAAGGTGATTTCTATGGCCGCTGGTTTAAATATTCTTCAAACTATGCATCTGACGACCCAGAATACAATGAAGCCTGGGTACGTGAAGTAGATAACATGATGACTACTCGGATTTCTAAAGTGGGCATGATTACATTTGCAGAAGTATTGGATGCACTCGGATTTGAAGTACCGAAAGCTGCCCTACCATTTGGATGGACTGATGGCGAAGGATTCTTCTTGGAATGGGATACTCATGAAGTGTGGAACGATGACAAGCAAGAATATGAAGCACAACTATATGTTCGCTGGAAAACACCACGCAACCTATATGCTACAACTAATTTCAAAGATCTTATGCCTAAGAAAACTAGAAAGGAATTGAACTAATGAAGACTCCTGTCAAAGTTATTTTAACATTGGTAGGTGTGACGGGCGCTGGATACGGCGCCTATCGCATTTATAAATGGTGGAAAGAAGAAGACAAGCTAGAAGCAGAAGGCTTATCTTATGAAGAACTAGTAGCTGCTGCCGAAGCTAAGAAGATGGAAAAGAAAATCGAAGAAAATAAGGCGCGTGAGGAAGAGTTCGATAAAGCGAAACGTGATATTGAGGGTCTACCAAATGATGGTTTGGATTGGTATAAAACTCCGGAAGGCGATATTCAACGTGAACTAACACCTTACGAAAAGAAATTCGGGGTTGACTATAATCCATTAGAAGAAGAGTTAGTAGAAGAATACGATATTGACAATAATGTCTTTGAATTCGTACGTAAGTTTAAAGAAGGGACAAAGCTCCTAAACCACCGTGACGACAAACGCACAGTGAATGATATTGTGGAGCAAACAAGGGAAATGACAGCACAAATTAAAGCTTTGAAAGCTAATGAAATGGAATATGACCGTAGACTTTATGATGACAATACACAAGAGTCATATGATTACTACCGTGCACTGGTAATGGATAGAGCGGGTATTGAGAATGACGAACTCCGCGATAACTTGGCACTCTTATTCTCATGGGAGTATATCCCAACTAAAGAAAATATTGGTGATAGTAATTTGCGTGAAGATATTATTCGTGCTCGTAAAGAATACTTTAAGTTTGGAACTATTTATTCAGATTGGGCGTCAATCGGTGAAGCGATTATTCACTACGCAATGCGCTTGCAATTCTCTACGAATATTGGGACAGTTGAGCAGTATGCTGACTGGATTCTAGATACTATGGGTCTAGATCTACAATCCGATTTAGACCCTGTTATTAATGATACGATTATTTCATTCTTTGAACATCATCGTCATAATAAGCCAAATGCCGACGGAACCTATGGTCTGTTCCATATTCCGGAAGAAGAATATAAAGAATCACTCACATTGTGGCACGAACACAATCACGCAGTCAGCTTAATTGTTAATGACCAAATGACATTAGTATTTGGAATTAAAGGAGATAAGTAATGCTTAAACGTATCAAGAGATTTGCAACTAGGGTTAAATGCGCATTCGCGTTATTCATGTTAAAGAACATGATGCTAAGTACAAAGGTACAAGCACAATTAGAAGAGTATATCGAGAGAAGACAGTTGTTATTATCATCCTGGACACGAGAAGTGGACAAGCATGGTAATCATAAGCCTTGGTACAAACTAGCATCTTATTTAGATTCCTCATTTTATACAGACGAAGTATGGCAGGAAAGTGATAGTTGGTGTTTGATTCACTATCTTAATAATTATGAGGCGGTATTTGAATTACCGTCTTATGGTTTCTCGTTTATATTCAATCGTTCGGGTCGTATTCGTCCTAAAAGCAGCTTAGATAGTGGTTATTCATTCTTCATGGTTCGAGATGCTGGCGTTGGGGCGCCTTATATCTGTATCATTAAGCAAGATGCTGCTACAAGAAACTTCTTATTGGATAGACTGTTTGTGTTATTATCCAAAGGCGAGATTGAAAACGCGATTAAAATTATTAACATGTACTGCGAGATTCATCATATGTATATGTTTGATGATAATCGAATGATCTGGTCATTTGGTGTACAAGAGTATATCCATGGTGTTCAAAACGATGGACTATATATACGTGAGGATTTATTCTGGAGGGAAACAAATGGTAATCAATAACATTATGGCATTTTTTGAAAAGTATGATAGGGCCGATATCCGTAAAGAGGAAAGTAACATTCTCCACGAAGGATTTCGTAATTCCTATCATTTCACACCCATCCTAGATAACCAATCCCGAAATTTCCTCGGGGGAGGTTTTTTAACTGGATTTCGATACGGACCTAACGTAAGTATCTATATCCCTGAGCCTTATGATTTGCTTGTAGGGACTGATGGATATTTACATCCGTATATTATCTTGTCTGAGAGACCAATGGACTTGCGGGTGTTGGTATTTCCAACCACAGACATGTTACTCAGGGTTATTTCTGAGTTGGGTAATACTATGTTGAAGTATGACGAGTATATGGGTAATGCTCTCGTATCGCGTCAATTCAAAATGATTCGATTGAAACTGGAGTCTGGACGGGTGTTTATTTCGAGAGAACTACCAGAGTTCATGCTATCCGCAGAGTCTATGATAGCGAAGGTATTATTTGATGGCGCTGAGAAAAACTATTCGAGTAATGTCCATTATATCCATAGTAATCAAGACATTATTTTAGCTGACCGATATGGGGTCGGCCTAAGAGGAAACCGTTCGAACTTTGGGAAACCGAAGGTCGTTCAAGAAAATGAAGAGAAACTTTTAAAAGAAGTTGAGAAGAATTTAGAAAGTAGGAAAGAAAATGAGCGTTAATGTTAACAACAAAAAATATCCAATCGTACGTGTACCTGTTATTAAGGCAGAACATTTCAAAGAACAGGCAAATCAACTAACCGAAATGGGTATTGCAGTTACAGCAGAAGACCAACTAGCAATGTGGCTAGACTCTATGTTAAATGTTCTCCGTAGCGGAGGTATTATTACAGTTGCAGATTTGCGTAAAGCTGCTGGCGAACCAGTACATCCAATGGATTATTTCTTCGGATGGAATAATGTGGCTATGACGTCATTACAAATTAAGGATGGGATGATTCAATTCCCACTTATCTATTTGTATCGTGTGTTTGTACAATCAGCTGAGCAATTTGATTTCTCAGGTTTGTCAAGTTGGAATACTCGTAAGAATAAAGGCAACCGACGTCCGGACGATAAGCGAACCTATCTGAATGAGTTTGTGGAGACATGCTATGAATTAGGATTAATTGAAAAATACTACGCAGAAGATATTTTGAACTAGGGGAGACTAATGGAACAAACTGTAAAGAAACTCAAAACTGTGGATGTTGATTATTATGACAAACATTCCGGTGAAACTAATCTATTTTTCGACGTAATCGAACATCGTTTCGAAGATGACTTCTTGGTTATTTCTCGATACCGTGAATATTCTGATGGAGTACCACGTCAGGTTGATGAGTATCTTCCAAAATCATCTATCGCTAGAATCACGGTCTATCAAGAAAAGAACGACTATCTGAAATATATTGATGATTTGTTGACACCATTCAAAAAATCAGATGAAAAACCTAAAGGCGATATCATAGATTGTCATATTGTCTGGTATGATAAAGGTACTGGTGGTATTATGGATAAGGTTATTCGTTATGTCGAAAGTGTTACATTCGAAAAACGTATTAATGGTTATGCTGTTATCAACTACAAAGAACATCCTGAAGACACAGTAATCAAATTATTCCGGGTACCTCAGGGTGATATTATACAGTTGACTAGAATGGTGAATGGTGAACAGGAGGGTAGCTGGTATGAGCAAGAAAAATAATGGTGTTCTATATGTTAAGTACAAAGACGATAAAGAGGCTAAAACGGGAGAGGTATTGCGGTTCATCTTTATCAAGACGTTAAACACTATGGGTTCCTAGCTGAAGGAATTAATCTTCTTAAAATTGAGTTAGAAGATGCCAACCGAGAGGCGGTTTATATTCCAATGTCAAACATATCGTTGATCGAATATTTTGAATCTATGGAGAAGTTCAATCGAGTATATCCTCCTGGGACTGGCTGTGGATATTAAAGGAGATGTTATGTCAGAAGAATACATTGATCTAAATTATTATAGAACAAATGATAGTCAAAAAGAAACTAGTAATCAATGGGATATGTGCTAATAGAAAGGTAAGAAAAATGACTAAATTAAACCCAACAACAATGAAAACACAATACGACGGGCAGTATGACACGTTCTGTCGTAAAAATCATGACTATGGAAACTCATTCGAGGAGTCTTTGGACCAATTCGGAATTATCGCTAGTTTGGTCCGTATGCAAGACAAAATGCTCCGCTTACAATCCCTCACGGACGAGTCTAAAACGCAGCAGGTGGGCTCTGAGAGCCTCCTAGACACCCTTGAGGACCTATCTAACTATGCTGCGATGACTGCATGCTGGTTACGTGGAATTCGAGGTGAAGATGGTGAAACTTTATGTGGTCCTGATATGATTGATGTTATTAAATATAATGTCCAAGATGCGAAAAACGTTATGTCGCGTAGCGCTGAAATGGAAAAAGAGTTTAATAAACATATACCTAGTAAAGTAGAAAATATTGACCCTAGAAATTATGTACTTAATATGCTATCAAATATTTTTAGAGTTGTTCAAACGAAGATTGATAAAGATGTGATGCTTGTACCAATGGATATTTCCGATGAAGCAGGACTTATTGCTAAGGCTATTGTGGAATCACAAACCGAAGAAGAGGGTGGTGCGGTTATTAATAACTATATGTGTACTCGTAAAGATATTCCATATGAACTTAAGGACTGGGTTTATGGTGTTATTATGCGACATTTTTACTATCTTAAAAAAGAACAGGCGGAAGATGATGTTATTAACAAAAGTTATCATGCCGTGAAGGATTTGATTGAAACATGCGACGATTCTGATGTAAAACATAATGAATCATATCACAAACGTATTCTTAACTCATTATATGGAGCGCACATATTCAGAACTCCAGGTGAAAATTGGAAAATGATTCAATGCGATAATGTTTCTCATGATGGCGCCACTGATTTTCTTGAAGAACAAATTAATTGTGCAGTTGGTTATATGAATCATGCAAGAGCGCATGGTAAAATCCCACTAACGAAAGATATCGGAACCTATGTCTATAATATTGCTCGATATGCTCTGGAACAGTATACAAATCCACATAGAATAGTTCAACATATGGGTAAAATCCTTACTACGCGTTCACTTAATCCAAATGATGCGTTATTACTCTGTAGTAGTGTTACGGATTGTATTCGTAATATAACAAACAAAGAAAAGGGTTGTAATAAGGCTAAGGCAAAAGACAAGGCTAGTGCTAATAAAGTTATCGTGATGGCTTCACGTGGTTCTGGTAAGGGTCTTATAAAAGCTCGTTCGCTACTTAAAGAGTTAGGCATACCGGAAGAAGATATTAAAGAAATCTTTGAGGGACTAGAGGAGGAAGACGATGAGTAAATTTCTAGTTATTGTGACAGATAAGTCTACCCTACACGAAACAACCTATTATGATGTCAAAGATATAGTAGAGACTAAAGCGGAATTACAGACAGTTGAGTTTACTGTTGTGGAGAAAAATGGTGTACGTCACCATTTCCCATCTGCTGGATTCTCGTATGTGGTTTATAGTCAGGTTACAGGTGATGAGAATGGATAAAGATTATGAAGTTGATTGTTCTAAATATGTAGTGGAGCATCTTGAAGAACTTCAAGATGGTAATATCAAACATATTAGAACGACGGCACAGCTTATGTCAGATAGAGTAAGTGGCGTTATGTCTTTATTGGTTCCAAATATTATGGGACATAGATATCCATATACGGGTCTAGATGATAGACTTAAATTGTTGGAACAACGTAAGTATTATTACAAAGAGATTGCTATGGTTATTCTTGGTACTCCGGACTTAGACTTTGAAGCTTTTTCTGATTATATTAAGACTCGAAGTGATTTATTGCCTGATGAAAGACAGATGGTACTCGATGGTGTGGTTGTGGAATTATATACTTTAACCGACCAACATTCTGAAATATTTGATTCGGAATTCCGAAGTAAGAAATTCAATATTCCTGTTGATGAACCAGGAAAAAACAACCACTAGAGATACTATTTTAAACTTTATATTACGGATGCTACCTGTGAATATTATCTACAGAAAGGAAGAATAATGAGTAAAAAGCCTATAGTATTGGACCATCATGATGCGAACTATCTGAAGAATTCGGACGATACAATCCGTGGATGGCATATAGATTTGGACCGAAATCCGGTCCTTATGGGGTTGTTTGGCACGGTTGGACAGGCTGTTATTCAAGGTTTTACCTATCAAATTCGGGTGGCAGAGCACGGATTTAAGGGTAAAAATGGGCATTATTTCGTCGAAATCCTCTGGTTAACAGACAAAAAGTAGGGTCGAAACGGGTGTTTTATGGGGTGAAATCAGGAGAAAATCCTATATTATTGGGGGTAAATTCCATAGATATTATGGGTGAATTGCCTGGATATTTTAGGAAAACTGCTGGTTTTGCCTCATTTTGCTGCCCGAAAAATCGGCTTCAACACATGAAAATTTTTTGTGCAGCTACTTGGGGTACTATAATATTTGAGGTAAATTGGGTGAATCTGCCCGAAAAAACATGGGGAAAACTTAAAAAACCCGCAAATGCACGGTAAAATCTCACATTTTCTATTGTTATTAGGAATGAGTTAAAAAGTGAACTGTATATAAAGACAATAGGAAATCGAGGGCAAAAACTGTGTGCAGCACAAGGAGGTAGAATTTAGTGGATTTTTTAGATGTGTCTGTGAAAAAGTTCACTTCCAATAATCGTACTGTCGATTATGAGGTTTCTCCTGACTTTATATTTGGCGACGCGAAAGACTTGGTAGTTAAAGGTTCCAAGTTTTACGCATATTGGAATGGAAGTTTCTGGGACACGAAACAGAAGAACCTATTTTATGATATTGACTCTTTGCTTTGGCGTAAGGCAAGAGAATTGGAAGATGGTCGTCCTGGGTTACGAATAGATGTAAAAGAGATTCGTAAAGCATCTGCCGGTAAATTTCGTTTATTTGCAGATTTCTGTAAAGCGTGCGAAGCAAGCGATATTTCTTTCAACCAGAAAGTGTTATTCGCTGACCACAAGATGCAGAGACGAGATTACGCGACAACGCAATTAACATATTCTCCTCAGGAGGGAGAGGCTACTGCATTTAAGGAATTGATCGGGACATTGTATCTTCCAAAAGAGCTAGACAAAATCCTCTGGTTCATGGGAGCGTTATTTACGAACAAGATGTACAAGATTGAGAAGTTCATGTATTTGTATGGTTCGAAAGGTAGCGGTAAGGGAACGGTCCTAAAGATATTCCGAATGCTGTTTGAAGATTATTGTGGAACAATTGATTTGAAATTGCTGACTAGTGCAGACCAATTTGCAACAGGACAAATCCAAGAGGTTCCATTATTGATTGACGAGGATACGGACATCAGTCATATTTATAACGATACTCCGTTATTGAAACTGACATCGCATGAAACCATATCCGTCAATAAGAAATTCAAAGAGCCTTACGATGTTAAATTTATTGGGTTGTTAATTACAGCCTCAAACCAACGATACAAAGTTCGTAACGTAGACTCGGGTATTACTCGAAGAGCTATCGTTGTGAACCCAAGTGGACAGAAGGTCAGTCATACAAGGTATAATCAATTGATGAGTCAGATTAAGTATGAGTTGCCTTATATTGCTCACATGGCGATTAGTAGGTTTGAAGAATTGGGATTTGATTATTATGACGATTATTTCGACGTGGACATGGCCGAACAGACTGACCATATCTTTGACTTCATTCGAAGCAATGCTATCCATATGCAAAACGGTATTACGCTGAAACAAATCAGTGAATTATATCGTGAGTATCTGGAAGACATGGGATGGAAGACAGACGGATATAAAGCGACTATCAAACGAGAAGCGCTTCGATATTTTGATACGATGCTGAAGGACAGTCATGTTGATGGCACACGCGTCAATAATTATTTTAAAGGGTTTAGGTGGAATATCGCATTTCCTGAAGGAGTCGTTGGTACGACGAAAGCAGACGATACGGTTGTTCCTGATAATTGGTTGGAATTCGACCACCACAATGAGGTCTTTAATAAACTCGCAGCAGAATATCCAGCACAACCAGCTTTGAGAAATGGTAACCCATCAGAGAAATGGGATAATGTCGTGACTAAGCTGTCGGATATTCAAACAAACAAATTACACTGGGTCAAGGTCCCACTCAATCATGTTATTCTTGATTTTGATTTGAAGGATGAGAATGGTAACAAGAATTTGGAGTTGAACAAAGAAGCAGCTTCTAAATTTCCACCGACTTATGCTGAGGTCTCTAAATCAGGACAAGGGATTCACTTGCATTATATTTATGATGGTAACGTGAATGAGTTGGATAATTTGGTCGAAAAGAATATTGAAATCAAAGTGTATCGAGGTAAGTCCTCTTTACGACGAATTGATAAAGCATCTAACAACCTCCAGCTATCTCATATTTCGTCGGGCTTACCGTTGAAGGAGAAGAAGGATAGAGAGATGTACGACCAGATTAAAGAAATCACATATACGGAAAAGACGCTCCGTAATTTTGTAAAGCGTCAACTAGGAATGATTGAAGGTAAAGAGCCTAGTCATCCGAATACAAAACCAACAATTGATTTTATTGCACATGAAATTCAGAAGGCAGCTGACATGGGATTGGAGTATGATATTACGGATCTACGTCATGCTGTATTTATGAGAGCCATTCGTTCTACCAACAACAAGGATTACTGTCTTGCTGTATTCCAACAAATTCCATGGTCAACCATGAGAGACGATGAAGGGAAGACGGAAGCGAAGCTCACGAACTTCACAAAGATATATCCAAAAGAAGAATTGGTGTTCTTCGATATCGAGGTGTATCCGAATTTATTTGTTGTGGTTTGGAAGAAGTATCATGAAGATGAATTCACTCGCTGGATTAACCCAACTCCAGACCAGATTGAATATTTGATGACATTCCCTCTGGTTGGATTTAACAATCGTCGATACGATAACCATATTCTATATGCACGTTTGCTTGGTTCAAACAATATGGAGTTGTTCACTCAGTCGCATCGCATCATCAACGAAAAAAATGCGAAGAGTGGAATGTATGCAGCAGCTTACGAATTGAGCTACACGGATATTTACGAATACTCTCAGAAGAAACAATCGTTGAAACGTTGGGAAGTTGATTTGGGTATCAAACACGTCGAGATGGAAATCCCTTGGGATAAACCAGTACCTGACGAGTTAATTCCTACAGTCGTTGAATACTGCGTCAATGACGTAGATGCAACTGAAAAATTATTCGATGCTATTTATGCGGACTATGTTGCTCGAGAAATCTTGGCCACAATTGCTAAGGGCTCAATGAATGCAACGAACAATCAGCTTACTGCTAAGTTCATATTTGGTGATGATCCTCGCCCACAAGACAAGTTTAATTATGTACACCTCAATAAATTATTCCCAGGATACAGATACGAATTTGGTAAGTCATATTACCGTGGATTTGAAACTGGTGAAGGCGGATTCGTTTATGCAGAGCCTGGTGTATATTCTGATATCGCTTTGCTCGACGTTGAGTCTATGCATCCGAACTCACTGGTTAACATGAACTATTTCGGACCGTATACTCAAAGGTATGCTGACTTATTGAAGGTCCGTGTTTTATTGAAACATAATAAGATTGATGAAGTAAAACAAATGTTCGATGGTGTCTTGGCTCCGTTCCTTGACAACCCAGAATATTTGAAACCGTTGGTTACCGCATTGAAGATTGTTATCAATTCCGTATATGGAATGACATCTGCTAAGTTTGATAATAAATTTAAACACCCAGACAATGTTGATAATATCGTTGCTAAACGTGGTGCATTATTCATGGTCGACTTGAAATTCGCAATCGAAGAACAAGGATATAAAGTCTGTCATATTAAGACCGACTCGGTCAAAGTTCCAAATGCAGATGAGAAGATTATTCAATTTGTGCATGACTTCGGTAAACAAGAAAAGTATAATTACAAATTCGAGCATGAGCACACGTACAAACGAATGGCGTTAATCAACAACGCGGTTTATATTGCGCAGCTCGAAGACGACAGCTGGTCTCCTGTTGGAGCAGAGTATGCTAATACATATTTGCTTAAACGGGTTTGGACCAAAGAAGAATTAGTTGATAGAGATTTCTTTATAACTAAACAATCCAAAGGTCATATTTATCTTGGCGATGAGTTCGTTGGTAAGGTCGGTTCTATTTATGCATCCAAGTCTGGAGCAGAATGTATGTGGACCGAAGATGATGAGAACTTTAAATCTGTCGCTGGAACAAAAGGATATTTGTTTAAACAGACAGATCAGTTTGATATCGAGGACGTCGACTTCGCTTACTATGATAAAGTAGCAATCGATGGATTGAAAAAAATAATGAAGGTTGGAGATATTACGAAGATTGTAGACGATATGCCTAAAGATTATATTGACGCTCTTGAATTACAAGAGTCATATTCTCCAACAGCTATTAGTATTAATCACGGAACTCTGAAAATTAAGACGCCAGAGTCCGCATAATCTCATGTTAGAAAACCTCACGCAGGATTTCCATGGCACATAATAGAGAGGAAGAACAAAATTCTTGAAATTTTGCGCCTCTCTTTATTTTTGTGGAAAGTCAGACACACGTCAGAATAGAAAGGACATAACTATGACACAGATCACACAAATTTCAAACTCGCAACTCATCCTTGAGGATGTTCAATTCGTATTTGCTCGTAACTTCTCTGGACGACCAGAAGGAAAGTATAACCGAGCAGGCGACCGTTATTTTAACGTCGCTGTAAATCCGGATGATGTAGAATTGCTTCAACAGTATGGTATCAACGTGAAACTATATGAACCAAAAGCATCTACACCAGAACAAGAATTGAAAATGCAAGAAAACCCAGATATGTACACACCAACATATTTCTTCAAGGTTCGTGTTTACACACAATTCAGTATGCCATCAGTAGCAATAATTTATGATGACGGTGCTCTTGGAACTGACGACCTTGTTGAATCTCATGAACGTACATATTTGACAAACGAAGACCAACTTGGTATGTTGGATGATATGGAAATCGCAGCTTGTGATATGACGATTGCTCGTCGTGACCCAAGCCCAGATGGACAATATGCTCGTCTTAACCTTAAGAATGCATATGTGCACGTGGTAGACAATCCACTACGTCGTAAATATGGTTTCTAATAACGGTTACGAGATAGAACTTTATGATTACCAGCGTAAAGCCATAAATAGATTACACAATGGATCCGTGCTATGTGGAAAGGTTGGTTCAGGTAAATCCCTGACTGGCCTTTTCTATTATTTGGAGAATCATAGAGACTTGCCTCTATATATTATCACAGTAGCTAAAAAGCGAAATGATAAAGAATGGCACCGAGACTTAGAGATGCTCGGTATTGAAGGTGTTGTTGATTCGTGGAATAATATTACAAAGTATCTTGATGTTAAAGATGCTTTCTTTTTATTTGATGAACAACGAGCAATTGGTTATGGTTCATGGGGTACATCTTTTATTAAGATTGCTCGAAGAAACAAATGGATTATGCTAACAGCAACACCAGGCGATGTGTGGATGGATTGGATGTGTATATTCTTAGCGAACAACTTCTACCGAAATAAAACTGATTTCGTTGATAGACACGTTGAGTACAATCCATATTCTAAGTTCCCTCAGATCAAACGATATCATGAGACAGATCGTCTTGAACGATTGAGACAACATATTGCTGTCCCAATGCAAGACTTCAGAACTACTAGAACACACAGACAATATATTAATGCTTCCTTCGATAAGGATTTGTATAAACAAGTGACTGATACTCGGTTCAATCCATTTACGGAAGAGCCTATCATGAATGCTTCTGAATTTACACAAGTTTTACGTCGCATTGTCAATACAAGCGACCGTCGACGCGAGAATGTTAAACAACAAATCATGACTCGTGATAGAATCATTATATTTTACAACTACACCTATGAGCTTGATATTCTCAAAGAGATTTGTCAAGAATTAAATAGGGCATTTTATCAGTGGAACGGTCAAAAGCACGAAACAATTCCAGATGCTGAAACGTGGGTATATTTAGTGCAATACACCGCAGGCGCCGAGGGATGGAACTGTATTACGACAGATACAATCTTATTTTATTCATTGAACTACTCATATCGAATCATGGAACAATCCGAAGGTCGCATAAACCGAGTGAATACCTCCTTTACAGATCTGTATTACATATATTTGAAATCCCCGGCATCCATTGATGATGCTATCGCTAGATCTATATCTAGCAAAAAAAAATTTAACGAAAGGAATTGGGTAGAACAAACATGTCCAAACTTGAGAGAGATTTTCAACGCACATTGATTCAGGATATTTATGGACGTTTTCCTGATGCAATCGTTAAAAAGAATGACTCTGGTTATATTCAAGGTATCCCTGACTTGTCTGTAGACATTGGGGCATATTCTTACCACTTGGAAGTTAAGAGAAGTGCAAATGCACCATATCGACCAAACCAAGAATTTTATTTGGAAAAGTATAACAAAGCTGGTGGATGGGCTCGAACCATATATCCTGAGAACAAGGAGTTAGTATTAGATGAAATGGAACAGACACATCGAGTACGAAGGTAAGCATTCATTTCTTAGCGCTAGCCAATGTCATTGGTTACACTACACACCAGAGAAATTGGTAGAGCGATTTGAGAATGAAAAAGCTAAGCAAAGAGGTACTGAGTTACACGAATTTGCAAGTCACGCGATTAATCATAGAATTCGCTTATTGCCAGGACACACACATCCTGCAGTCGCGAATTTTGTTAATGATGCCATCGGTTATCATATGGATAGTGAAGTATTGTTATTTTACAGTCCGTATGCTTTTGGCACAGCTGATGCAATTCGTTACGAACCTCCTAAGAAAGATAATCCTAGAGGATTTTTAAGAATACATGATTTAAAAACAGGAGTTACCAAACCAAAGATGGAACAACTTCTCGTGTATGCTGCATATTTCTGTTTAGAGTATAATGTCGCACCTGAGAAAACTGATTTTGAATTGCGTATTTACCAAGGTGAAAACATCGAAACATATATTCCAGAAGCAGAAGATGTTTATGACGTTTATCACACAATAAAAGAATTCTCTGGAATACTTGAGAACAAACCTAAATAGAAAGGACCATATTTGTAATGGATTTACAAGAAGCTTATGAGGATATTCTCTTACACCGAGGAACTCCTCACCAAGGTAATGTTCCACATAGTGGACGATATTCGTGGGGTTCTGGTGAGAATGCATATCAACGGGCTACTTCATGGTCCGATAAGGTTGCAAAATATCGGAAGGATGGTTTAAGTGATACTCAAATTTCAATGAAACTTGGTATTACAACGACCGAATTCCGTTCTCGTAATAATATTGCTAAACAAGAAATTCGTTTACACAATATTTCCAGAATTCAAGAGCTAGCAGATCAGGGATTAGGTTCTATTGAGATATCTCGTAGAACTGGTATTCCTGAATCTACAGTTCGTATGAATATGGATGCTTCTGTCAAACAGAAAGTCAATCGTATGGAACAAGTTAAATCTGATTTGAAAGATTTAATTAAAGAGAATCCATATTTGGACGTAGGTTTGGGAGCAGCACAACAACTCGGAATCAATGAGAACATGCTTAAACGCGCAGTTCAACAATTAGAGTCCGATGGATATCACATGCATAAAGTTTATGTTAAGAATGCTACCAACGATGATCACTGGGTTGAGATGAAAGTCTTGACCAAAGAATCAAATCCGGATATTGTTCGTGAACATAAGCATGAAATCAAACCGCCGAATATTTATAAGACTGAAGATGGTCATACTAAATTAGGTTTGAAACCAATTGAACATATTGATTGGAAGCGTGTTGATATTCGCTATGCCGAACAAGGTGGTACCGATAAAGATGGTGTTATGGAAATTCGTCCAGGAGCAAAGGGTTTAGATCTAGACGGCTCTCGCTATGCCCAAGTTCGTATTGGTGTAGGCGGAACACATTATCTTAAAGGTATGGCAGTTTATGGTGACCCTAAAGACTTCCCTAAAGGAGTCGACATCATATTCAATACCAACAAACATCAAGGAACTACCAAACAAGATGTTCTCAAGAAACTTAAAGATGACCCTGATAATCCATTTGGTGCGCAAATCAAACCGAATGGACAGAAAGGTGCTATCAATAAGGTTAATGAGGAAGGTGACTGGGGAACTTGGTCTAAGACATTATCTTCTCAGTTTGTTTCTAAACAACCGCCAGCTCTTGTTAAGGGAAGAATCCAAGCTACTTATGATAAACTACAAAAAGAGTTTAATGAAATTAATAATCTCACAAACCCTGTAGTTAAACGAGTAATGATGCAAGACTTTGCTGACGGACTTACAACCAAACGTCATAATTTGAAACTTGTTGGTTTTGATAGAATGAAAGGTCAAGTCTTATTACCTTTGTCAGGTATTAAAGCAAATGAAATCTACGCACCAAACTTTAAGAATGGTGAGAAGGTTGTTCTTGTTCGTTATCCCCATGGTGGTATTTTCGAATTACCAGAATTAACTGTTAATAATAAACTTGGTAATGGCGCAGCTAAATTTATGAAGGGTGCAAAAGATGCAGTCGGTATTGATTCATCTGTTGCAAGTAAATTATCTGGTGCCGACTTTGATGGTGACACAGTTATGGTTATTCCTAATAATAAAAACGGAATTAAAACTAGTCGCTCATTAAAAGAATTGAAGAACTTTGATACAAAAGAATATTGGTCTCCTAATGAAAAGTTATTACCTCGTGATTCAAAAGGTAACTGGACAGTAAAACAAAAGACGATGGGTGAAGTCTCGAATCTTATTACTGACATGACTTTAAAAGGCGCTACTCAATCCGAAATTGCTAGAGCAGTTCGACATTCAATGGTTGTTATCGATGCAGAAAAACATAATTTGGATGTTGCTCGTTCAGAAAGAGAACATAATATTAAAGACCTCAAGAAAAAATATCAAGAACATTATGATGTTATTTCTGGAAATATAAAAAGCGGTGCTTCAACTCTTATTTCTAGATCGAAGACAGAACACCGTACCCTAGAAACCTGGTATAAGGACAGGTCTCCTGAGGAACTAGCTGCCAATCCTAGATTAAAGCCTACTATTAAGAAGACTAAAACTATCTCTACAGATCATGTTGTAGAACTAGTTAAAGATGCTAAGAAACTAGGTTCTGGTACCCCTATTGAAAACATGTATGGTGACTATATCAATGCCCTTGGTAAGATGCGTGACAAGGCGAACACTGTTGTACAGACATCACCTAATCTAGTCGTTAACAAAGAGGCTAAAGTCAAGTACAAGACACAAGTCGAGTCTCTACAACACAAGCTAAACCTAGCTTTAGCTAACTCTCCTAGAGAAAGACAAGCACAACTAATAGCTAACAAAGTGATTGCTGAAAAGAGGGATCCTGACATGCAGAAGGACCAGCTCAAGAAGCTTAAACAACAGGCTATTGCAGCAGCCCGTCTTAAGACTGGTGCTGATGGTGCTAAGACTAGGATCCAGATAGAGAACGATGAATGGGAAGCTATACAGTCTGGTGCTGTTAGTACTAAGATGCTTACTGATGTACTACGCTTTGCAGATAGTGATAGAGTTAAACAACTGGCTACTCCTAAGCAAGAGACTGCTATGTCCCTAGCCAATGCGTCTAGAGCTAGGTCTATGCTTAAGAAGGGACACACCTATGCTGAAGTAGCTGATGCTCTTGGTGTTGGTGTCTCTACCATACAGAACCTAGTCTAGTAGGAAGGAGTGAAGGCATGGAAGACTATCAAGCACAGACAACTGTTGTTGATGTAATGTTAACAACGTTCGACAATCCTTACAACCCTTTCGATGACTACGACAAGTGGTGGCAATGGGACAAGGACAATGACTACAACACTCCTGAACTCTTAGCTCTTGTCATGGGTGACACTAGTGAGGTCATGGATGCTGTTGAACTTGCACAGATTCAAGCAACTGCGATGAACTGGATCATAGATGATGGTCCAATCTCAGACGTTTGGACTGTATGTAAACCAAACACGAAGACTCCAATCCGTCTACCTACAAATGATGGTGAAGAATAATAATTAGACACCCCATAGGGGGAGGGTCGCGAAAATTCCCGACCCCTTTGCATCGCCGCACCTCTCTGAAATTTCTCCGGAGGGGTCTAAAAGGCCAATTTAGGTCTTTTAAACAGCGGTCGATGTCACTTGAAAGGAGAACTAACTATGCCAAATGATGTGTATATGCACCTCAAAGCATTGCTAATGTGGTTAATATCTCCTGAAGTTCTTTCACAGATAGGTGTTTACATAGGTGTGGGCGCCTCTATCATCGGTTTCGGTGTCAAGGTCTTCAAAAAGTTGTGGACAAACTTGGAGAAGAAACAGAATGAGGAGATTGAGAGTATTAAAAACACTCTCACAGCTCTGACTACTAGTTTCCAAGAGATGCAGAAGAACCAAGAGAGAGACTTTTTACGTTTACAGATAATTACCGGTATTCAATCCAATCGATTATCTAAGAATGAGGTCTTAACTCTATACGGCGAGTATGCTGAGAAAGGTTACAACTCCTATGTTACAAGAATTGTAAACGATTACATAGAAGAATTAAAAGAGAGAAAGGAATCTAACAAATGAGTATTGAAAAAGTAGTTGATTTAATTACGGTATTAATCATTGTTGCTCCTATTGCAGTAAATGTCATCAAGCTAATTGGTGCAATTACCCATAATAAGTCGATTCAAACATTGGCTGAACGAGCAACAATTATTGTTTCCTCATTAGATTCAGTCTTGATTCCAAATGACACCAAGAAGCGAGAAGCAATGAACAAATTGTTACATTTCGCAGAAGAAACCGGTGTTAAATTGACAGCAGAACAAGCGGAAGATTATATCGAACATTCTGTTCGAGAACTCCGTCGACTTCAGGAATTGACTTCTAAACCGGAGGTGGAATTATATGCCCCGGAGAAGGAGTGATGAGGTAATACCTCGACAAGCACTAACGCCAGATGGTCGAATGCAGAAGCTTACAAAAAAAGCTTTCGACTTGGCAGAAAAACAACTAGCCGATGGAACTATTGCACCAAGTACTTTGAATGCATTACTCCGATACGGTACAATTGAAAATGAACTCCAGTTGGAAAATCTAAGATCCAAGAAAACGTTGAATGATTCCAAGATTGAATTGTTGAATAGTGAAGTAAAAGGCAAAGGAGATAGCGAAGAAGTCATTCGTGCTATTCGTGGTTATGCTCCGTCAGAAACTTTATGATACTTCAGCTAGATGAACAACGTTCGATTCTTAGAGATCTTAGTTATTCTAAACTTATAGAATTCAAAGATTTTGGGGATAGATTAAATTTCCTATCTCTAGCAAATCGAGGATACAAATCACCTCGAGACATTTCAAACAAATTTTATAAGTCAAGAATGTGGCGAGACTTACGTGAAGAAGTTATAGCTCGAGACATGGGTTATGACTTAGGTATTCCTGGTGTAGAAATAGAAGGTCCTCCATTGGTCCATCATATGATTCCTCTAATTGAGGATGACATATTGTTATGGCGTGAAGAAATACTTCTAAATCCTGATCTATTGATCACTACATCCTACAACACTCACAATATTATTCACTATGGTCAAACCGCAGACCCATCTCTTGTATTTGTAGAGAGATGTCCTGGAGACACTAAACTATGGTGAGGTGGATATATGACAATTCTTAACGATGTTAAGACAACGTTAGATTTCGCTTCTGAAGAAGATACAGGATTTGATTCACGGTTGATTATGGAATTGGATGGTATCATCGGTGAACTCTCACAGCTGGCGCTTTTGAACCCAGAGTTTGTGATGAGTAAAGATGCAAACTGGGAATCGTTACTACATGTTAACGATCCTAATCTATTACGTCTAACCAAACAATTCATTTATATCAACATTCGATTAAAATTCGATCCTCCTGCTGGGAGTGTATTAACTTCGCTTGAGAAATCTCTTCAATCCACAGCGCATCGTATAATCATTCAAAAGGAGAAGTTTAATGATCCAGAACGAATTAATGAATCCAGAACTACTCCACGCGATTAAAGAAAACGAAACCGATGATATTCTGGAACACTTCGGTGTTAAAGGAATGAAATGGGGAATTCGTAGATTTAGATCAAATCGAAGACAACAATCTGAACGCAGAAAAGCTAGTAAAAAAGCTTCTGCTGCATGGAACAAAAAGTACCATAATCGGCATGTTATGACTTCTAAAGATTTGAGAGAAGCTACTAATCGATTGCGCTTGGAGAATGACTTTGCTGAGCAGGTCAAGCGTTCTAAACAATTAAGTGGTAATAGTAAACCATTTGGTAATAAAGTTAAGAAAGCTGCTGCAGTTGTTGGTACAACTGTCGCTGGGGCCGCTCTTAAGACATTCACTAATGACATTATGAAGAATAAACCAGAAAACTATTCTGCATTTACTAAACAAGTAATGGCTATTGGTGGAAAACTTAAAAAATAGGAGATAGCATTTTTGGTATTATCGAATAAAGCATATCCGGAAGAGTATATGAAGTTTAAGGAACAAGTTCTTAGAGGTGAAATTCCGGTCAATCGGATGGTATCACTGGAAATGAACCGAATCGACTTCTTGATTGAGTCACCGGATTATTACTATGATAATCAAGCGATTGAGGGCTTTGTTAGATTTTGCGAAAATGAGATGACTCTGACAGATGGTAGTGATGTTACTCTTCTACCGTCCTTTAAATTATGGGCAGAATGCGCCCTCGCTTGGTTCTACATTTCCGAGGACAAGGTCTATAACCCGAAGCTCGGCAAATGGGAAACAAAATCAAAATTCAAGCGACTTACCACGAAACAATACTTGATCGTAGGACGTGGTGCCGCTAAATCATTGTATTCAACATACATGCAAGCTTACATGTTGTTGATTGATACTTCTACAACCCACCAGATTGTCGCTGCTCCTACCATGAAGCAAGCTGAAGAAATTATGGGGCCTTTCAGAACGGCATTGAGTCGAGCTAAAGGACCTTTGATTCGCTACATGGTTCAGGGTTCTAAAATGACTGGGAATTTAACCCAGAAGCAGCTCTTGGCATCCACTAAAAAGGGTGTAGAGAATTTCGCAACGAATAGTCTATTAGAGATCAGACCGATGTCCATTGACAAACTTCAAGGTCTTCGTTGTAAATACGCCTCTGTCGATGAATGGCTATCTGGTGAAGTCCGAGAGGATGTAATCGGAGCGATTGAACAGGGTGCTTCGAAGAATGACAACTACCTCATCATAGCCACTTCTTCGGAAGGTACAGCTCGTGATGGGGTTGGGGATACTATCAAGATGGAGTTAGTGGATATTTTAGAAGGACGCTACTTTAACCCGCATGTCTCTATATGGTACTATCGTTTAGATGATGTACGTGAAGTCGCATATCCAGATATGTGGTTAAAAGCAAATCCTAATCTAGGTGCTACAGTATCCTACGAAACATACAGAAATGAAGTAGAGCGTGCTGAAAACCAACCTGCAACAAGGGCTGATACGTTAGCTAAACGTTTTGGTATTCCTGTTGAAGGTTATACTTACTTCTTTGTGTATGAAGAAACAATTCCACATAGACCCCAAAACTTTGATGGACTTGAATGCGCAATGGGTGCTGACCTTTCACAAGGGGATGACTTCTGTGCATTCACATTTCTATTTCCACTTGGTCGTGGAAGATTTGGTATAAAAACTAGATCTTATGTCTGCGAATCAAAACTTAAGAAACTAACTTCAGCGATGCGTAATCGTTATGATGAACTGATTGCTGAAGGCACGTTAATTGTAATGGATGGAGTTGTCTTAGACTTGAATAAAGTATATGACGACCTAACTGAAATGATCTATTCACACAAGTATATCGTATATGCATTCGGATTTGACCCATATAATGCGCGAGAATTTGTAGAAAGATGGACCCGAGATAACGGTGAATTTGGCGTTGAGAAGGTTATTCAAGGTGCCAAAACCGAATCTGTTCCAATGGGTGAGTTGAAAAACTTGGCTATGGAACGTCTTCTCATATTTGATGAAGAACTAATGAAGTTTGCGATGGGTAATGCTGTCGCTATCCAAGATAACAATGGTAACTATAAATTGTCTAAAAAACGTGCCGATGAAAAGATCGATAACGTTGCGGCATTAATAGATGCCTGGGTTGCATATAAACGTAACCTTGATTTATTCGTATAGAAAGGCCAGTATGAGTATATGAGTATTTTTACTGATGGACTACAACATGCCTGGTCAATGTTTACCAACGATACTAACAAACCATCATTGGTAGAAACACAAACTCAATATCAACTTACAACGGAGCCAAGAGCATTAAATCCAAATAATGCTATTCCGTCAAGATCATATGCCAGATCTTCAATTTCATCTATGATCTTTAACCGAATTGCGATGGATGCATCTATGGTTAAATTTCAACACGTCAAATTAGCTGCTGATATGCAGAATCAAGAGGTTCAATACACCTCAGCACTCCAACGATTGTTTGAAGTGGAGATGAATACGGATCAGTCTAGCACCGACTTCTTCCATGATTTGGTTTATTCTTTATTTGACGAAGGTGTCGTTGTGGCAGTTCCACTTGAGGCAACTGTTGACCCTATGCGTTCCGACTCGTACGATATCAAATCTATGCGAGTTGGTAAAGTCATCGAATGGTTTCCTACAAAGGTTCGAGTGAAAGTATACAATGAAAATAAGGGAGATTTCTCCGAAATTATTATCCCTAAACGAATGTGTGCGATCATTGAGAATCCATTAGCTAATATTCTAGGAACGGACAATCCTACTATGAATCGTTTGATTCAGAAATTATCTATTCTTGATAAACAAGATTTGGATTCTGTAGCAAACAAATGGAACATGATTCTCCAATTACCAGTTCCTGTCCGAAATGATATTAAGCGACAAGAAGCCGATGGACGTATCAAAGATATTGAGAAACAATTGCAAGATTCCAATTTAGGTATTGCGTATATTGCAGCTGACGAAAAGATTACTCAATTGAATAGACAAATTAATTCTAATCTTATGGATGAGATTAAATATTTGACTGAAGAGTTACTTAGTCAGATCGGTTTGACAAAAGCAGTATTTGATGGTACTGCTACTGCTGAACAGATGCAGAACTACTATACGCGCACAATTGATCCAATTGTCACACGAATTAAGGAAGAATTTCAAAGAAAATTTATCACGAAGACTGGCTATACCCAAGGTCATCGTATCGTGACTTATAGTGATCCGTTCAAGTTGGTTCCGACTAGTCAGTTGGCCACAATCGGAGACTCTCTTCTTCGGAATAGAATCCTTACTTCTAATGAATTCCGTGCGGTCATTGGTTATGGTCCTATGGACGATCCGATGGCAGATCAATTGTACAATCCTAATATTTCGGATTCTAGACAAGATGTGTCTATACCTGGGTCGGTCGAGTCCCCTGATGATCAACAGTACTACGAGGAAGACCCTCAGTACAGTGAAGAGGATCTTCAAAATGGCGGCAAATAATGATGGAGGTAAATCGTATAATGGATAAACATCCCAAGTATGATTTCGCGGGTTATGTAACCCGTAACGACATGCGGTGTACCGATGGTGTCGTGATCCGTCATGGAGCATTCCGTGAGAATGATGGAAAGAAGGTTCCGCTTGTTTGGTCTCACGACCCAAGCACTCCTGAAAATATCATTGGTCATGTGTTGTTGCACCATGCGGAGGATGGCGTTTATGGACAAGGTTATTTTAATAATACACCAAATGCCCAAAATGCCAAAGAACTTGTACAGCATAGAGATATCTGGCATATGTCAATTGGAGCTAACCGTATTAAGCGTACTCCAAATAATGACGTAATCCACGGTAACATCTATGAAGTATCCCTTGTAGTTGCCGGAGCAAATCCGGGAGCTGTTATTACTGAAGTGTTAACCCACTCAGACAATCCCGATGAAGGAGAAAGAATTATTATGGAAAGTGATCAACTTTTACATTCTGCAAATGATGTCTTACTCGGACAAGAACGAGTAAGCTTATTTGATCGTATTCAACACGCTGAAGATGGAGGCGCTACTGAACTCGTTGATGGTGTTTTGGCGACTCTTAATGAAGATCAACAAGAGGCTGTAGCTATTGTAACTGAAGCAGCTGTTAATGAAGCCCTTTCAGCAATGGAAGAGGAAGTAGGATCTCAAATTGACGATGAAGTCGATGCTCGCGTTGGCGCAATTCTAGAAGAACTTGCTGAAGATTCTGATGAGGATGAAGATGACTCAGATGAAAGTGATGAAATTGAACAATCTGCCCTAGGAGGACAAACTATGCACTACAATGCATTTGAACAATCTACAACAAACAATGATAATGTTATCCGTCATTCTTTGACTGCCGCTCTTGAAGCTGCTCAGAAAACTGGCCGTACAGTCGGTCAAGTACTTTCGGAAATGGAAAACGGTGACGTTCTTCAACACTCAATGAACAATATTGAATTGTTGTTCCCTGATCACCAATTGCAAAATGGTGTTCAAGTAATTTACTCACCAAACACTGCTACAGAACACATTCTTAGCCGTGTAACAAAAGTTCCTACCGCATTTGTTAAATCAATCATGACAGACCTTTCTGACTTGACTGATGAACAACTTCGTGCTAAAGGTTATATCAAAGGAACTGAGAAGAAAGAACAAATCCTTTCATTCCTTTCTCGTAAAACAGATCCACAAACGATCTATAAAAAACAATCTATTGACCGTGATGATGCTATCGATATTGGTCAACAATTGAATGTTGCAGCATTCTTTAACCAAGAAATGCGTATCAAACTGAACGATGAAATCGCTCAAGCAATCTTGGTATCAGATGGTCGTACAACTGGTGATGAAAACAAAATCAAAGAAGATCGTATTCGTCCAATCACAAAAGATGATGACTTCTACACAATCAAAGCAACTTACAATCCAAACATGCTATTGGATATCTTCCAAACAGTCGCTGAACAAAAGACTAAGATGCTTGGATCAGGTATGCCATCATTGTACATCAACCCTCTATTCTTGACAAAACTTCGCTTCTTGCGTAACAAGAACGAACAATGGGTGTTCGGTGGGCAACAACCTGCAACTAAAGAATATCTTGCTTCATTGTTTGGTGTAGCCGAAATTGTCGAAACAAACTTCTTGAAACCTGAAGAATTGATCATGGTCAACCTTGCTGACTACCAAATCGGTACTAACCGTGGTGGTGAAGTGAATACATTCGAACACTTCGATATCGACTACAACAAACAGAAATACTTGATCGAAACCCGCTTGTCTGGTGCCCTTACTCGTGCTAAAGCGGCAGTTTACTTCAAACCTGCAGCAGGAGCCGCAGCTGGACCTGAAGCTGCTCGTACTAACGTACCTGGGGGATAAGAATGAAGTTCAGCGGTGAAGCTGGTTTTCGATTGAAAGATGTTGAGGTAGAACCTGATGTCTTTGAACCAAAATTGGTATCTAAGATTATCAAAGGGGATGTCGTTCAGAATAGATACGGTCGTCAAAATGGGGACAAATCTACAATAGACAACATCACAATTACCAACCAGCTTTCTATCGTTGCCAATCAATTTCTTATGAAACATATTGCAAATCTGCTTTATGTTAAGTTTCAAGGTGTAAAATGGAAAGTTGTTTCATACAACATAAAAGCGCCTAGAATTTTTGTGGATTTAGGAGGAGTCTATAATGAGCAAGAGAATGCTTATCCGGGATTGCATTCAGAAAGCGATAGCGAAAACGGGCGAGAGCTATAGTCTCTACTACAATCCCACAGAACAGACGACATTGAAATATCCTTGTATTCTATATAGGAGAAAAGCAATTCGTCAACGACATGCTGATAATATTCGGTATCATACTCATGAAGAGTATCAGATTACTGTTATTGATAAACGTGTCGATACGCCAGTGGTTGACGCTCTATTAGACGAGCAATACTGCTACTATAATAGTGAATTTGTTAATAGCAACATGATTCACACACTACTAACAATTAATTCAGGAGGGTTAGCAAATGGCTAAACTTGTATTTGATGAACTTGGGAAACGCTTTTATGAGACCGGTGTCTCTAATGCGGTCCTTTTCGTACAATCCGACACTGGTACATATCCTAAAGGTGTAGCTTGGAACGGTGTCACTACAGCGGACGAGAAACCATCGGGAGCAGAATCAAACGACCAGTACGCAGACAATATGAAATATTTGTCACTTACTGGTGCTGAAAAATTTGAAGGCACTATTGAAGCATTTAGTTCTCCTAAAGAATTTGATGCATGTGATGGTATGGCTGATATTGCTAAAGGTGTAGTTGCACACCAACAAAACCGTAAACCGTTTGGATTTGCATTCAAATCAATTCTTGGTAATGACACCAAAGGTAATGAGTACGGTTACAAACTTCACTTGTGGTATGGATGTAAAGCTGCTCCATCAGAACGCTCACATAAAACTGTCAATGACAGTCCAGAGCCACAAAATCCATCATGGAGTGTTACATCTACTCCGGTGGCAATCCCAGGACACAAACCAGCATCTGTATTGACTATCATCTCTACAGAAGTAGATCCTGCAAAACTTGCTAAAATCGAAGAAGCTATCTACGGAACAGATTCTGCAGATGCATATCTTCCAACACCACAACAAATCATTGCAATGTTGGCATAATTAATTTTAAAAAGGGGTATTCACAAATGTTAAAACAACCGGTATCATATGAAGATTTCGATGGAAACATCCAAAATGAAACGTTGTATTTTAATCTGACTCGTATGGAGCTAATTGCATTGCAAAGCCGTTACGGTAAAGAAGATATGGAAAAATACATTGAAACTCTTATTGCTAGTAAAGATCTTGAAAAAATGTATGAACTTCTAAATGATGTAGTTCTTACATCTTATGGTGTTCGTTCCGAAGACGGTAAACGTTTCATCAAGAATGATGAAATTCGTGAAGAGTTCCAACAATCACTTGCTTATGAAGCACTGATTGAAGATTTCCACGATGATAGTCGAAAAGTTCTAGAACAATTTGTTTCTGGTATTACTTCTCATATTCGTGGATTGAAGAAAGCGGAGAATGCTATTCCCGCTCAATGATAAAATGTCATAGGGATGTGTGTTTTTCACATGTCCCTTTATTTTTTAAATTTTTTGAGGTGTGAATATTATGGCGTCTGAGTTTTTGACAATTAAATTAGAGGATATTGAGTTATATGATGAGGAATCATCTATGTTCATAACTCAACCAGGTAAAGAGGTTACGTTTCGTTATACGTTAAGAAACTTAGATAAGTGGGAAACTAAACATGAGAAAAGGTTTATTGATAATTTCGATAATATATCTTCAGAGGAGTTATTAGATTTTATTCAATGTATGTGTGATGAACACATAGATTTAAATGAACTAACGCAGAGAGATTATAATCAAATAGTTGAATATTTAAAACATACTCCATCCGCCACATCAATGCCTAAGAAAACTGGGTCCGCATATTCTGGATTTTCTCGAAAGAAAATATTTACATCTGAGATAATTTATGCTCACATGGCTTTGAATCATATACCATTCTCATGGGAAGATCGTAACTTAAATAAACTTATAATGTTACTTAACTGTGTAGGATCTCTTCAAGAACCTCCTAAGAAGATGACAAGAGCGGAAGCAATGGAAGAACAACGAAGAGTTATTATGGAACGCCGACGTCAACAAGAACAAAAGGAGAATTAATATGGATATTATTGAGCACCATGGTGTCAAGGGAATGCGATGGGGACATCGCAAACTATACAATATGGTTGAAAATCATAAAGAAAATCTTCGATACAAATACCGAAAGAAAGGTCTAAATGAACAACAAGTAGAAGCTAAATTACAACGTCGTCTAAAAACCGAGAAGACGTTATTAAAGACGGCTGCAGTTGTTGGTACTGCTGCCGCTGCATATGCTTTAAAAAACAAAGTTCAAGATGATTTTATTGGAAGAACAATTAAAAAAGGTAAAACATTTGATAGCGTTAGCGGCGCTGATAAAATTGATAAATCTAGACCTGTCTACGGTGCATTCAACAAATTGGATAAATTAAAGTATCGTGGTATATATGGAACAGAGCGAAAAAGAAGATACGGACAAACTTCTGATAATTTATTTACATTTAAAGCCAAGAAGGATATTAAGATTGCTCCAAATAGAGCGGCTAAGAAAACATTTGATAACCTTTACAAGAAGGATAAAGATTTTAAAAAAGCTGCAGATGAACTTGGCATAATCTATGGTGGTCGAGCATTTAAAAAGTATGACAAATTTAACATTGGCTTGGTTGGACGTGGAGATAATAAAAATACTCCCCATGCTAAAGCTATTGATAAATTTTATAAGGAACTGAAGAGACAAGGATACTCTGGAGTTATGGACCGAAATGATAAGAAATTTTCTGGCTATAGAACAAAGAATCCTACTATATTCTTTGACCAAAAACACTTGAAAGTTGCTGGTAAGAAACGTTTGACTGATGAAATGATAAAAAAAGAGAATGGTAAAGCGGTTCCTATATTGACGGCACAAACACTAGCAAAACCAGCATCTGCTCTAGCTGCTGTTACAGCTTATAAACAGCATAAGAAAAATACACGGAAACGTCAAAAAGATACGAAGTATAATGAAAAGTATAACAGGAGGGATTAGTTATGGGTATTTCAGTATCCGGAGATTTTGGTGGTCTTGAGAAATACCTTAAGAAATCCAGATCTTCAAGTCTTGATATACTCGGAAAGAAAATTGTTGACGCGTTAAAAAAATATACTCCTAAAGATAGTAGCAAAACTGCCGAATCATGGGGGTATAGGATTACGAAGACTTCTCGTGGAGAAGATTTGGAAATCTATAATAGTAATATTAATAATGGTGTTAACATTGCAATTATACTTCATTATGGTCATGGTACGGGCACAGGAGGATATGTTCCTCCACGTCCATACATTGATGATGCTATAAATTCTGTGTATAAAAATGCTATACAAAAAGTATTGGAGGATTATTTGAAATGAACAATGATACTTTAGAACACTTTGGTGTTAAAGGTATGCGTTGGGGTCGTAGAAAATCTGGTACTAAATCTTCCGTAGGCAGCAAACTTAAGAAAGCTGCTATCTATGGAGGTGCTGCAGCGCTTACAGGTTTGGCTGCTTATGGTGCATATAAAGGACTTAAAGGTCGATCCAATTATAGTTCTGCAGTAACCAAAATTGTATCTCAACGTAAATCTAAATCTAAACCTAAGATTAAGCCCGACATGGATTATGCAGAGAGTATTCTTAAGAATGCATGGACAAAGCAACGTCCTAAAAGCTCGGCTGCTAACTATGGAGATAAGTTGAAAGACATCTCTAAGAATCTATCAAAATCCCAACAAAAGGTTAAGAAACAGGGCGATGCTATCAACAAAGCTAATGAAGATGCTTTGAACTTATTGAAGAATTTGATGAAATAGAAAGGACTTTAAATGTCAGGATACGTAGACGAAAAAGTTGCAAAAGTCACCCTGGATAATAAAGGATTCTCTAAGAATGCAGATGATACTATATCTGCTTTACAAAAACTTAAGAATGCTTTTTCTAAGGTTAGTGGTAAAGATGCAACAAAAAACATTAGTTCCGATATGGCAGAGATGAACTCTGTTATCTCTACATCAACAACTAAGTCTGAAGGTTTACTATCCCGCTTAAAAGATGTCTTTAAACGAAGCACAGACGGTATTGATATGTCTGGTGCTGGAAAATCTATTGAAAAAATGAATGCCGATGTTGAGAATCGAACTTCTAGAACATCCGATATTCTATCTAGATTGAAAGGAATCTTCCAAAAAGCGGATAACCACGAAGGCTTTCCTAATTCCATAAAATCTATAGATGCTCTTAACAGTAAGGTTTCAGGATTCGATGCTAGTCCATTAGCGGCAGCATTTGAAAAAGCAGCTTCATCTGTTAATAATTCCATGAGCATCATGAATATTGCTGTCGGTAATGCTCTTAGTGGAATGGTCCAGAAAGCGATGAGCTTTACAGGACAATTCTTTAGAGGACCAATGGATGGTCTTGGTGAGTATAAAGATAAACTTGGATCCATCCAAACGATCATGACCAATACAGAATGGGAAATTCCAGATTCAAGTCTTCGTATGCGTAAGGTATCTGGTTCACTACAAGAACTGAATGATTACGCCGATAAGACGATCTACTCATTTGCAGATATGACTCGAAACATTGGTACGTTTACTGCTGCTGGTGTTAGTTTAGATAAAGCTGGAACAGCTATTAAAGGTATTTCCAACTTGGCGGCAGCGTCAGGTTCAAACACTCAACAAGCGTCTACAGCAATGTATCAGTTATCTCAAGCAATTGCTGCTGGTAGAGTCGGTCTTCAGGATTGGAACTCAGTGGTAAACGCGGGTATGGGTGGTAAACTATTCCAAGATAGGTTGACGCAAACTGCTGAGAAATTAGGGCATGCGCGAAATATGACAAAGTCATTTCGTGAGTCTCTTCAAGATGGCTGGTTAACATCCGAAGTATTGTTAGAAACTTTGAGAGAATTCTCAGAAGACCAATCTATGCTCGATGCAGCAACTAAAGTTAAATCGTTCGGTCAATTGGTAGATACTGTTCAGGAATCTATTGGTTCTGGATGGGCAACTACTTGGGAATACTTATTAGGTGGTTTCGAAGAAGCTCGTGATATGTGGACTAAAATTGGTCAATTAGTAAACCCATTTTTTGAAGATGCTCAAGGTACATACAAAGATACTGTATCAGGAATGACTTTAAGTTTGGGTAATTATCGAAATGCAGTTTTGAAAACTTGGAAAGATCTTGGAGGTCAACAGAGTTTCTTTAATGCTATCGAGAATACTTTTGCGATTGTCTTCAACTCGTTAACAAATTTAAGAGCTGGATTCCGTAGTATTATTGGTCCATATCAAGATTCTGCGAAAGCTCTATATCAAGTTACTCTTAAATTAGAGGAATTTACTTCAAAAGTTCGTAATTGGCAGGCGTTGCAAGATACGATGCTAGCCATTGGTAAAGCATTTGGTTCTGTATTTACAGGCGTTCTTAGCGTTATTGGAAATATCGCTAAAGGTATGTCTTCTGTTTCAGGATCTGCGAATGGATTCTTATATATTATTCAAGATGTAGCAAAAGGTATTGAGAAATTCTTTGCAGCATTCAAAACTGAGAAAGTGCAGGCTGGATTTGTTAAATTTGGACAGGCTATTGGAAATGTCTTGGGTATTTTTGGTTCTCTATTTAGAATAGCCGCTACCATTGTAACATCTTTCTTTAAAGCATTTTCAGTTTCAAGCGATGGATCTGGATTCTTAGCATTTATGACCTTATTGGAAAAGGTGACAGGAGCCCTTCGTAAATTTGTAGAAGGTATCGAAACGGTTATCAAGTCTACAAATCCATTTAAAACCCTATTTGAGTTTTTAGCCGCTCCTGTTAAAGCGTTTATTAGTGTTTTTGATAAATTAGTATCAAAAATGTCTAATATGAATGGCATATCTTTTGATGGTATTACTAATTCCCTAAAGAATCTATTTTCTTCGCATAATATTAAGGGTGGAGATGTTTTAGTTAACTCTGTTAAGAACATTTTCAAATCTTTAAGTAATGCTGTTAAAGAAGGTATCGGTGAGTTCAAGAAAAATCTATCTATATTTAGTCTTTCTGATATATTGAAGACAATGTTGGTAGGATTTGCTGGTTTCAAAGCTTTCAAAATGTTTAAAGGTGGAGAGAAAAAAGAAGGTGGATTTTTATCTCCTATTTTAGATCCACTTAAAGAACTTGTTGAGAAAGGTGATGAAATCGTATCTAAAGTATCTGGTGTTCTGGATGGATTGAAAAACGCTATTAGTTCATTTACTTTAGGCATTAAGGCAGGAACACTTTTGATGATTGCAACGGCAATTACAATGCTAGCAGTATCTATGAAAGTGTTATCTGGAATGTCTTCAGAAGAACTAGTTCGGGCAGCATTAGGTATTGCTGCAGTTAGTTATATTCTGACTGCTGCCATGGGGCGTCTAGCAGGTATGGCTAAAATACCACCAAGCACTGCTATTAGTATGATTGGATTTGCTTTTGCGGTTAGAATCATGGCTAAAGCTATGAAAGATCTGAGTGAATTAAGCGCAAATCAAATGGTTAAATCTGCTGGTGGTGTCGCTGCAGCTTCACTTATTTTAGTCACAAGTATGAAATTACTTTCTAAGGTAGGTAAAGTAAAAGTTGGCGCCTTAAAATTGATAGCCTTTGTATTTGCTATTCGTATGCTCGTTAAATCAATGGCAGAATTAGCAGAATACGATTATGAAACTTTAAAACGAGCAGTAACTTCAATTGGCGTGTTAATGTTGTTATTATCCACATCTATGCGTATTATGAGTGGTATTAAAATAAAACTTAAGACTCTTCTTGGATTATTTGTGTTTGTTAAAGCCATACGATCACTTGTAAATTCATTAAGTTTAATTGCTGATATTGCTCCAGATAGGTTAGTTCCATCTATTAAAGCCATAAGCATATTACTTGCAGAGCTAGTTATTGCATCTCAAGCATTACGAGGTGCAAAACCATCTTTACGATCACTTGCTTCATTAATTATATTTACTTACGCTATAAAAGAGTTGGTGAATGCATTATACGAAGTATCGATGCTAGATCCAAATGATATGATAACTGGAATCCAAGGTCTTGGATTCTTATTTGGAGCACTTGTTATCGCAACACAAGCATTACGAGGTGCGAAACCATCTCTTAAATCATTAGCTTCATTATTAATCTTTACATATTCTGTAAAAGAATTAGTGAATGCTCTAATTGATGTTTCTATGATTGACTATAATGATATGCGAGTTGGTATATTGGGTATGGGATTCATATTCACAGCCTTGGTAGCGGCTACGCATGCTATAAAAGGTGCTCGCGTTAATTTATCAGCTTTAGCATCGTTAATCGTATTTTCATATTCTGTAAAAGAATTGATCATCGGATTGATGTATCTAGCTGAGATACAACCAAACCGATTAATACCTGCCGTTGTAGCATTAGCAAATGTATTTACATTTTTAGTAGCCGCCACACATTCTTTGAGAGGGGCTAAAGTGAATTTAAGTGCATTAGCATCACTTATTACATTTGCATACAGTGCTTCTCAATTAGTATCTGCTTTAATAGGTATATCGCATATTAAACCAGATAGACTAGTTCCGTCTATATTGGCTCTTGGTGCTGTAATAGGCGGTTTAACAATAGCTGTTATAGCTATGACAAATATGTCTGGCAACATATTTGGAGCTATGTCCTCTGCATTAGTTTTATTATCATTTGTACCAGTTCTAGTATCTATAGGTAATGTTTTAACAACACTATCTCAAATCTCTTGGAAAGGTATGGTTGTAGCGCTAGGAGGTCTTATTGGAACTCTTACAATATTACTAGTTGCAGTTGCAGTTTTATCTGCGGTTGGTCCTGGAGGATTAGTTGGTGCTGCCACATTACTTCTATTAGCAGGATCATTATTAGCATTAGCCATTCCTCTACAAATATTAGGATCTATGTCATTACCTCAAATAGGAGCTGCTTTATTAGCGCTCGCAGGTGGTCTGGCAGTTCTCATTTTAGCAGGAGCCGGTGCAATGTTTGTTGCTCCTGGTCTAATTATATTAGCGGGTGCATTATTAGCATTTGGTGTGGCCGCAGTTGCAGTTGGTGCTGGTGTAGCTCTAGCTGGTGTAGGATTGAGTCTAATCATATTAGCTCTAAAAGAACTCACAGAAGTAGCTCCTACTGCTTTGATTGGTGTAGTTACAGCATTGGATATTTTCCTTAAGACATTAGCCACAAGAGCACCACAGATGGTTAAAAGTCTGGTTGATATTGTTAAGAGTGCTCTAGACGGATTGGTAGAATTAATTCCTAGATTTGTAGATTTCGGATTTAAATTATTACTTGCACTTATCAAAGGTTTGACTGAAAATGTTCCCGCACTTGTAACTGCTGGAATTAAATTAATTACCGAGATTGGTGAAGCCCTTGTCGAAAATATGAACGCTTTATTGACAGTTGCTCTAGAAATTGCAACCGCATTCATTGAAGGACTTGGAAATGCTCTTGTTAGTGTTAAAGATAAATTAATACCAGCACTGAAAGCAACATTTAGTGTCATTGGTGATATTCTATTAACAGTCATTGGTGAAATGCTGGCACCACTTCTTGCCAAAATAGCAGAAGTATTTGGCCCAGTATTACAAGTCATCGTGGATATGATAACCCAGTTGGCTCCTGCATTAACTCCAATTATTGAAATTATTGGTAATGTTCTAACTGTATTGATAGAGAATCTCCCAGGTATTTTACAGCCAATTGCCGATACAATAAAAGTATTAGTTGATGGTATTGTAGCTGCTTTAGAAATCCTTGCGCCTGTTGTTGAAACTATCGTAAATGGTATTGTAGCGATTATCCAAACTCTAGCTCCTATTGTACAATCCGTTGTTGATACAATTAGAGCTGCCCTTGAGATTCTTGGACAAATATTCCAAATCATTGGTGAAGTGATCAAGGCAGTTATTCAAGGTATTGTGGATACTATCAATGCCATTGGCGGAGTTATTACTGCAGTATTTAGTGGAATTCAAGGAGCACTCGAAGCTCTTGGTGGAGTATTTGAATCTGTTGGATCTGCTATTAAGACCGCTCTTGAAGGTGTTGGTTCTGTAGTAGAATCTGTAGGTACAGCTATTAAGACTGCTCTTGAAGGTGTTGGTAAGATATTTGAATCTATTGGTACAGCTATTAAGACTGCTCTTGAAGGAGTTGCAGATGTTATTCGTTCCGTTGGTGAAGCTGCTAAGAACTTCGGTGAAGGATTTAAACTCCTTGGTGAAGGTATTAAGCTTATTGGCGAACACGGAGCGGCTGCTGCATCTGGTTTGGGATCGTTCGTTATTGAAGCTCTTAAATTAGCAGGTGTTGGCAAACTTGGCCTAGGCGGTACAATCAATGATTTGGAAAAACTTTCTACAGTTATTTCTGGTCTATCATCTAGTGCAGGAACCTTGGCATCGGTAGCATCTGGTATGACTATTTTGTCAACATCTCTAACGATTATTTCTGGGGTTATTCCTACAGTCAATGCTGCGTTAGAGTCAATGAGCACAAGTATCGGTAATATTTCTCCGAATATTCAACCAGTTTCTACAGCATTCCAATTGTTATCCACTCCAATCAGTATTTTAGCGTCTACTTTGGGCGGTGTTGCAGGAGGATTTATCATTCTCTCAGGTCAATTAACATTAACTAAAGCATCGCTTGATGGTATCGTTGATTCATTTACGTCAATTCAAAATGGCGTCACAATTCTGTCAAACAACATTGGTTCGGTTGGTCCAATAATCGATTCATTAGGAACTTCCCTAACAGTAGCTAAAGATTCCCTCGTGAATTTCGGTTCTGAATTGACAAATTCATCTAATGGATTTATGCAATTAGGTACTGGTGCTACTATTGGTATGGATTCTATGAATACTGCTGTTATGGTGGGTATGGGTATTGTACAATCGACTATGTTGACCTCTATTGGTCTATTGGCCGGTGCGGTAACTGAAGGATTTATCCTAGTATCTAGCGCAGTTCAGAATTCTATGGGTATGGTAACCACTGCTGTACAAACTGGAATGCAGGGGGTTGTGACTACTATTTCTTCTGATATGGGCATTGTGGCATCTCAAATGTCCGCATCTCTTGGAGGAGTTGTAGATGTTGTTACTTCTAGCATGTCTAGAGTCTCTGGTTCCATCCAAGGAGCAATGTCTCAAGTAATTGGAACAATTCAGAACGCTAGCAGTCAAATGTCAGGCACATTTAACAACTTATCTTCATCTGCTCAATCCACTATTTCTAACATGATGTCTAATTTGGTGAGTCGTATTCAAAGCGGTATGTCTTCAGCAAATTCTATTGTGAATAGTAATATGGGTAGCATTATATCTACGATTTCAAGCTACAGTGGAAGTGCTAGCTCAAGTGGTTATAATATCGGTTATAATATTTCTGCTGGCATTGCTAATGGTATTTGGGCGAATGTAGGGTCAATCGAATCCGCTGCTCAACGTATTATTAATAAAGCTAATGAAGCCGCTAGAGCCGCTGCGCAAATTCATTCACCATCACGTCTGTTTGCAAGCTCTGTTGGTAAGTTTATTCCACAAGGTATTGCTATGGGTATCGATAAAGAGATGCCTAAGTCAATTCAACAAATGAGTGATACATTTAGGAATGGATTCTCGGCCGCTACTTCCAATGCGGTTAGCCATGGAAAGGTACTTGCAGAAGCAGTTGCTGGTGCTGTTAATCAAGTCGGCGATATGATGGATATTGCTGTGGACGATATGAATTATACTCCAACTATTACCCCGGTAATTGATGCTAAGAATCTTAACAAGTTCTCACCTAAAGATTACGGATTGAATCTTGGAGGAATAGGTAACGTTCCAATGCCAGCGTACAGTCCACAATCAAAATCGTCTCAAACTACAACGATTAACACAGACAATTCTACGAAAGAATACCATATCGAGGTTACTGTTGACAATGGTGGACATCCTGTTAACCCTAAAGAACTCGCTAAGCAGGTTCAAGAACATATTAAAGATTTTGACGACCAAAATCGTCGCGCTAAAGGAGAGGAGGTATTCTGGTAATGGCCCTTAAACCAGGTTATTTTTTAGTTAACAATGTTAACTCAGAAACAATGAATGTTTTTATTCAAGAACGTCCAGATATCTCCGCGCCAAAGCGGAGAATTTCGTTTGTATCACCTCAGTCATTTGAAGGCGAACTCGTATATGATGACGATGGATATGAAACAACGGAAATGGAATTGAAAGGTTTCTATGATGGAAGAGTTCATGGTGATAATCATGAACGTATATCTTCGGCCAGAAACATTATTTACACCCTATTCAATCAAGGGAGAGGTGAATGGGCTTCATTCGTCCCTTACTTTGATGAAAATCACGTATATCAAGTTATTTTAACAGAGTTGGAATTTGAGAACAAGTACTTTTATGATGGTTGTATTGCTTTCACTGCAAAGTTGAAATGCCAGCCTTATAAATACTTACGAAACATTAGAGATATTACAGTTACTAATGGAGGTTCTTTGACTAATCCAACCTTGTATACCGCAAAACCAACAGTAACATTTGCGAATGTCTATGGTGATATTGATATCACTATAGGACGTACAAAGATGGGATTCCGTTCTCTAAATAATGAGAATGTTGTTGTGGATTGCGAAAACTATGCTACGTTTACACAAAATAGAACCGATATCCGTAATCTAAATAATAGAACTATGGGTAAAGATTTCTATGAGTTGAATCCAGGTCCTAGTAATATCAAAATCGCTAGACCTGATGGTTCTGCTTTAAACACAACTTTAACAATCAAACCTAATTGGAGGGTTCTTGTATGAGACCTATATTATACGAACAGGACGAAAGACAGTTTCGTAGTAATGGTATTGCTATCCTCCATGATGCGGAGGAATGTAAAGTTACCGAAGCTCGTAACGGTAAGTTCGAGCTAGAGATGGAGTACCCGGTACAAGGTGACTGGGCTACTGAAATCATTCAAAATCGCTACATTTTGGCTAGACCAAATGACAAAGATGAGCCACATGCTTTTCGTATTTATGAGGTACAGTCAGATTTAGCTCAAAATAAACTAACCGTTAAAGCCGTCAGCAAGACTGACGAGCTTAGCGGTAATGTTGTTAAACCATTTTTTGCAGGTATCAAAACACCTAGAGAACTATGGGATACCATATTGCAAAATGCAGTAGACCCAGTTCGCTATAGGTTTCATTCTGACTTATCGCTTCGTTCAGAATTTCAATCAGAGAACATTACGAATGTGTTATCGCTTCTTAGTGGTGATGAAAACTCCATAACATCTATTTATGGAGGAGAAATTAAACGTACGAATGATGAGATTTTCTTATATCGTGCTCGTGGTCGTGAACATATTACTACTGTTCGTCCTCGTAAGAATCTTAAGAATATTAAGATAACTACAAATATGAATGGTAAGTTCACTCGTATTCTACCATATGCTAAGTATACACCCGAAGGTGAAAACCAGAAGGAAATTACAGTTTATGGTGATATTGTCAAATCAGAACACTATGATGACTATGACCAAAAGCGTATTGTCGCTGTAGATATCACTAAGAAATTTGATGATGAGAAGAAACGACTACAAGAGCTCCGACAGCATAGATTGTCGGAAGAAAAAGAAAATAACAAAGCCGCAGACCAAGCAAAACGACAGAAAGATGCTGAAAAAGCCGAGGCTTTAGAACATGAACGTGAACGTTTGCGTCAACAAAAACACGAAGAGCAGCGTCAGAAACGAGCACAAGCTCGAGCGGAAGCAGTTGCGAGACGTGGACAATCTTCAGGCCGTCGTGGAAGAGGTAATGCTGCTGCAAGACAAGCCGAAGCCGATGCTAAATGGGAACAACGCGAACATGAACGTGAACAGAAATGGGCTAAGCAGGAAAGCGATAGACGAGAACGTAAAACAGCATCTAAGCGATCAAGAGCAGAAAAGAAAGCTGCACAAGAAGCTGAAAGAGCCGCTCGTAAATCTCGTCAAGAACAAATTAAAGAAGATACTAAATTTGTTATTACTCCTGCTATGGTCTCTTCAGAAGCCCTAACATATTTTGAAGAAAATCCAAATGTGGATATTCCTAATATCAAAATTGAAGTTGATATGGTGCCGCTTCAAGACACAACCGCTTGGGAACGTGCAGTTATCAAAGCTCTTGTTGATGCACAACTTTGTGATACAATTGATGTTTATGTTCCAAAATTAGATGTTGATATTACTCTCAAAATCTCTGAGATCGAGTATGATTCAATGAGGGAGCGTATTCTTAAGATTATTGCAACTTCTGATGGTAAAAATTCTTCTACTATAGCTGATGTTCAGAGAGCTGAGTGGAAAGATTTAACCAAAAAAGAAGTAGATGCACATGTTGAGGATGTTAAAGGATCTATTAATACCATTATGGATAGTGCCAATGGCAAAAATAGAAACTTTTATGGTCCAGATGAGCCGCCTACAGAAGGTCTTAAAGAAAATGACATGTGGTTCAAAGATATCGGTGAGGGCGAGACCGAAATGTATCGGTACGATGGTACTCAATGGGTTCTGGTTATGCCAGCGAACTTTAATGAAGTTATCAATGAACAAATTGATAGTATCATCTCCGAAGTTGCAGATTTGTTTGATCAATATGAGATGAGCACTGAGCAACTACAGGATGAGTTGGATAGAATCAATCAAGATACCATAGCTGCCGTAACAGAGTCGGAACAGACAATTCGAGAAGAATTAGGTACTGCCAAATCAAAATTGGAACAAGTTGCTAATGACTTTAACACATCAAAACAGTATTTAAGTAACAAACTTGCAGAATTATCTCAGAAACAAATTTCAGATGGACGCGCTCTCTTAACTAAAATTGAGAAAGATGTTAAACATCTTGAAGATGGTATTACGGAGAAATACAATAACCTCCGTATTGGTACTAATAACTTAATTAGGAATAGTATTACGATGCCTCTTACAGACTTTAGAGGATGGACTGTTGCTACCGGCGAAACTTTTAGGTTATACTCAAAAGATTTGACTGTTTTGAAGATAAATTCGCAATCTCGAGTTGCGTTGTCTTTAAATCCACCAGAATCCAATATGGTGAAACTTAGACCCGGACAAGATTACATATTCTCATTTTATGTTAAATCTTCTGGCGGTGGTCAAGTAATTTATCATAGTCGATCTGCTACAGATCTCCAATTGGTTTCTTATGACTCGTCTTATCATAATGGTTGGAATGTGTCTAGGGAATGGGAGCGTCACTGGGTTAAATTCAGAACCCCTAGTAACCTTTCAAATCCTAATGCAGTACTAGGTATCATCAATAAAGATAGTGGAGCTAACACTATTTATACCGCTGCATGGCAATTGGAAGAATCTCACATTCTATCAGACTGGCATCCAAATGAGAATGATATTGAGGAAACTCTTGCGGAATACAAGAGAACAATCGACCGAAATCTCGCTCAACTTGAGAGGACTATTGGTAATGTAAATGAAGGACTAACCAATGTTAGAACTTCCATAGACCAAACAAATCAATCAATTACAACCACTGTTCAAGAAATTAAGACTGTGAAACAACAAGTTTCTCAGAATAAAACTCAAATTGAACAGTTACCTGGGTCGATAACCTTACAAATAAACTCTGCCAAAGAGGATGTTCTTCGAGGAGCTAAAGAGTATACAAATACTGAAATTAGAGCTTCTGAAGGACGTATTGTCCAAAGGGTTACCCAGAATACTCCTGGAATAGTCGAAAGTCTCATTACAAGTAGTATTACTCAAGAATCGGGTAAAATACGTCAAGCTATAACTAGGTCTATGACCGAATTAGGAGCTAATGTGAGAACCGAGACTCAGAATATTGTTACTCGTGAAGTTGGCAGTGTTAAGGAAAGGCTGGCCGATGTAACTACTAAAATTCCTAAGAAATACGGTGGTCGTAACTATTTGTCTCAAACGGATAGAACACGATATTCAGAAGCATATACTCTAAATTCAAATAACTACTATGTGATTTTGGGGTATTCTTTACTCGGTGGTAAAACTTTTAAAGAGCTCGGAATTCCTCGAGATTCTAATGTTACCATACAATTTAAAGTACGTTTTAAAGGAAGTGTATCAAACGCTCGCGTTATGGCGGAGATATACAGTAATACAGCATATCTACAAGGATTTAATAATGTTCCTGGTTATCCGGAAATTAATGGTAAGAATATTAGAGGTTCAGATTGGAACTTCCGTATTGGTAAAGTCCAATTGTCATCGACAGCTTGGGAATCCGGAAATCAAATCCGTTTTCGTGTAGATGACTCGCAAAATACTCAATTCGAAATCATTGAATGTACATTATATACAGGAGATATGGTGATGGATTGGGTGGCTGCTGCAGAAGATAATCTGACGGATAACAGTAGCCAAAACTTGGTGCGAAATGGTAATTTCCAGTATAACGCTAGTGAAACTGAGAAACTGAAAACGGATTATTGGAATATTAATAGACCGACTGGAATCACCATCGACACTACTGGTACAAATACATTCTCATATTTCGGTAAAAAAGGAATTATTCATGCATATGGACAATCAGCAGGCTGGGCCTATATTACACAAGAAATTGTGGATAAGTTCCGTAAAGGTGACCCCATTACTGTATCACTCGACGTTGCTCGAGAAAATATGTCTGGATGGGAAAAAGCATTTATGCGAGTATCTATTTTTACAACCTATAATGGGACACGAAAAGAGTATTACAAAGACTTTTATAAATCAGACCCAGAGTTTGTAGATATGAAAGCCGGTGTAAAAATTCTTAGACGTGTTGGAGCAACCTTTATACCCGAAACAGATGCTGATAAGATTGAGGTTCGGATAAACTTTATTCCAAATACATATGTACAGTTTTATTTGACAAATATTCAAGTGGAACGAAGCAAAAATGTAAATGGATTTAAAGACCATCCATTGGATATCGATATTACTAAGAACGTTAAATTTCAACAGGTGACACAAACAGTTGATATGTTCAGTAGAACACTAGGTACTAGTGAAAATGGTATTCCAACCAAGATTGCAGAAATGGTTATGAATAATGACAGATTCCAAACGACGGTCACTAGCAGAGCTTCTGCTGGTACAAACCTTATTTTGGATACTGAGACTTTCGAAGGAGCTAAAACTAATTTCCGTGATGGAATGGGTTATATTGCACCTATCCCCGGACAATATGGTAAAAATGCATTTGATGTTAGTATCACAAGAAATACATCATCTCCAAATCGATGGGTTGGAGTGACTCTACCTGTGGCACTATCGTCTATGAAACGAGGAGAGACTTATACATTTAGGTGTAAATACTACATAGATGCATATAGGGACACTACTGGTGAGAGCTCGTATGCTATTGAAATCAAGGATCATACTAGAAATAGAGGACAGACAGTATTTTATCTTGATGCTAATGCTAACCGTATTGGAAATGAAATCAAACGTGGGGTATGGACGGAGTATACTAAGACATTCACAGTCGGTCAAGATTTGATATTTGACAATGCTACTATGCATCCGTTCTACATGTGGGTAGATAAGTCGGGAAAACTGTCCCTCTCAGATATCATGTTGGTTCGTGGTAATACTATAGGTGAGTATATTCCGGCAACCGGTATCTCGAGTACTATTGTTAAACAGCTTGCTGACTCGTATGCTATTCGAGTATTAAATTCTGGTTCAAAATTAGTTACCGAGGTGAATGCGACACCTGACGGGGTTCGTATAAAAGGTAAATCAATTGAATTGGACGGACAAGCTATTATTCACAATGGTATTATCAAACAGGCTATGATTGGTAACGGTCAAATTGGATCTGCTCAGATTGGAAATGCAACTATTAGTGATGCTCATATCAACAATGTGAATGTCAGGAAGATTGTCGGTCTGGAAGCTGAATTTAACAATCTCATTGCTAGAACGGGGACAATTGACCGTATTTTCACTAGGGGTATTGATATTGGTGATAGAACTCGTTTGACAGCTTCGAATGGTACATTATCTATTCAAGGTCACCATGGAGATTGGAATAGTTCCAGTACATCGGCAACGATTCGAACGAATGGACGATATTTCGGACCAACATGGTTCCATGGTCGTCAAACAGACGCTCAAGATTACACACCTGTTATGACAAATGCTTGGATGAACTATCCTTTACGTTCATCGAGAAGTAACGTTACAGTATACGCTGTTCGCGGACTGTTTCTAATTACATTTGGCGGTCAACCGGATGCGACAACAGGTTCTACAGCATATTTATACGTAAATGATGGATCAAAAGATAATTCTATTTATTATGTACCATTATATAGAAACCCAACACAAGGGGATTGGAACTATGGAGTAAGATAATTATGGACAAAATAACAGAACGTTTAATTTCACAAATGACATTTGAATTAGGTCTCCTGAAAGCTCAGAACATTGAGCTTCAGGTAAACCTGGATTTAAAAAATGAAGAGCTCGAAGAACTTAAAATGAATCGAGCGATTGACAATATTGCTACTAACGAACATATTATGGAGGTACCTGAACATGAGTCTATGGAAAATTAGATCTAGCTATCATATTTATAATGAACAAGGTGTGGTTGAAAAGACCCAATTTGAATTGTATACGGAAACACCGACTAACTTAATCACAGTTTTTCTTGAAGGTAAACATGATATTGCTAATGTTGGTAATGTTGGTAATGAAAACGAACTTATCAAGAAATGTCTTCTTGCGTTCCATAAGGAATATTTCAGCGAGGTTGAATTCGCTGAAACCACTAAACGTGTGGATAAACTAGTTGAAAACATTACCGAAGCAGAGAAAGAAAACAAACGCCGCGATGATTTTATCGAGGCCATGGTCCTTAATACAATCATGTCCGAAAATGTCCACTACGGTGTTGTTTATAAGAAACTCGCAGCGCTTCTTCCACGACTTGAAGTCGGTAAGACCTATGAGCGAAATGAAATCGCCACATTCTTGGACGAATCTCACACAGAGATTTCTGAAGAAGGTAAATTGGTTATTGTCCAATTCAATCAACAAATGGTCTACAATGGCGAACCCCTATCTGTGTTTATGAATAATGGCGAATGGGGACAAAATGGTAAAGCTATTGCATGGCCATTCAAAATTTCGTAATCTAATAAAAGGAGACACTATATATGTATACTAAAACTGTACGATTACCTTACACTTTATGGTATGATGGGCATGATAAGATTTTCCGAATGGATATGTCTACAATTCTTCCAGAAGAACACTATGAAGATGGTAAAAAATATGTCGGTAAGATTCGTAATGTACAAGTAGGAGGATATAATGTCGATGGTGATATTCAACCACCTCCTGATGGGAACAATAGTTATCTAGAGGTAACCGAATTTGCTACTGCTGTTTATAATGAACAAAAACATTATGTTGACATCACGTTAAAATCTTTCCCGAGTTTCAATGCTGATGGAGAAATTGCATTATCTATTGATTACGAATTAGCTAAGGGTATTGAAGAATACATTACCGATTATTCTTATCAAAAGAAAGAAGTCACTATCATCATTCCTATTCGATCACATGAAAATCCATCTAAGGATCCTGGACAATTTAATAATGGTATTGGAATCGATAAGATGGATGTTCGAAACGGTTTTGCTCGTACGGTAGGAGCGAGTGAAGAACCTGTTGTATTTAGTTTTGAGTTGATTGAACGTGATATAACAGATGAATTTATCACCAATGGACAAGCTCTAGATATGGTTAAAAATAAATCCATTGAAAGTGCTAATTTAGTCGCAAACGATTCTGGTTTGGGGCTCTCTTTGAACTGGAAATCCTTTGGTCAATTATCTTGGGATAACTTAAAACAATATCTTGGTGGTTCTAATTCTACTGAGTTTACAACAACTACTCTCGAAGATATTATTGCAATGCTAAATAATACTTCTGAAAATATTCGTGATGAGATCACTAATAATATTGTAACGGGTCTACAGTCCCATATTAACGTTCAAGAAAATAGTTCTAAAGATATTGATATATACTATAATGCAGATTTCTATACCGCACAGGGTCAACATATCAACGAACCTCGTAAATTATTTACAATACCTAGATCTCTCCTTGGGGGAGAGGGACAGCCTGTTGATACTGAATCTATTAAAAATAGTATTTTAAGTGTGATTCAGCAGCAAATTCCAAACGCAACAACGATCAAACAAGAAATCTTAGCTGACGTAAATCCTCGTATTCCAGACAAGGAAACGATTAAGCAGGAAGTTCTAGCAGCAGTCCCAACATCATCTACTTCTTATGAGCTAACACCTGATAAGATGACAAAAGCAATTGTAGATAATGAAATGGAAATGAAAGGGTTCATCGATGTTGTATTTGGTTATTCCAATTACAACCATAACCTAGAATTAGTTAAAACGGATAATGCATATGAAATTCGTTATAGATACAACGAAAGAGAAAATGAAATAAACCACTTCTCTATGGATTATAATTCAATCTTGACCATCCCATTCTCATCTCTTCGTGAATTGCCAACAGCAACTGCTGGTGAGCCTGTAACCCTTGAGAAAATTCTTGAGTTGGTTTCTGATGAATCTAAATCCGAGGTTATTTCTCAGCTTAAATCTAAGTTAGCTTCTACTCCTTTAACTGCAGAACAAATTCTTGATAAAGCCACTGAAGCTGCCGCAGACCGTGAAAAAGCGGGGAAACTCTTCCAGAAACTTCTTGACGCAGAGACATTGAATGTGGTTGAGAAGACTGATGGTTATGAGTTGAGCTACACAGGCGATGTGAATAAAGTTCTTGTGAAGATTCCTAAACAAGCCATCACAGTTAGCCAAGAAGTAATTACAGCTGCTTTGACAGAAAATGTGGTTACTGAAACTATCAAACCTACTTTGGATAAAACCTATTATTCTAAAGAAGAAGTTGACAACCTTATCAAGAAACTTAAAGAAGAGTTGACTGCTGAAGACCATGACACTCACTCAGCAGAAGAACGCCCACAACAATAGGAGGACTAAAATATGACAGTAAGTACAGCAGCAATGATCGCATGGATGCAAGCCCGTAAAGGCAATGTATCCTATAGTATGGACCACCGTGATGGTCCAGATAGTTATGACTGTTCATCAGCTATTTATTACGCTGGTATATCCGGTGGAATGAGTGAGCTAGATTGGGCTTGCTCAACTGAAACTGAACATGCTTGGCTTGAAGCGAATGGATGGGAATGTATTGCTGAGAACGAAGAGTTCGATTGCCAATATGGTGATATTTTCATCTGGGGACAAAAAGGATATTCTGCAGGTGCCTTTGGGCATACTGGTATTTTCTTAGATACCGAAGGAACTATTATCCACTGTAACTATCCAGACGATGGTATTGGTATTGCCGAACACGATGACCTTTGGATGCGTGTAGGACAACCATATTACTACTGCTACCGTTATAAAGGAGCTCCAGCAACCACTCCAAATCCTGCTCAAACCGAGCATGCGGTAACACAATTCGAACAAGAAATTGCGAATGGGGTTTCTCTACAGAACTCACCACAACCATATTTCGAAGCGACAGTTTCAGGCGACTATTGGGTAGAAGCACATCCATTCTCAGGCGCTGAAGAAAAAGAATTATTTAAGAAAGGGACACGTGTTCGTGTGTATGAAAAGGTTAATGGATATTCTCGTGTAGGTTCTCCACAATCTTATCAATGGATCGAAGACAAGGTCCTCACAGAACACAAGGATTTGTAATGAAGAAATCTGAAAAGTTCTTATGGGTAATCAGCATCCTCTCATTTTTGGGGATGCTTATCCTTTTATATTTTGTACTAACTTTAGCTGACATGGTATTATCTTACCAACATCATTACTATGAATTGTTGGAAAAGCTAAGCCAACTAAACACTCAAATTCACTATCCCGGAGGATAAACTATGATCATTATTAATGAAGATACTCTAATCCATACTGATTCTTCATCAGATGTTATTGAACACTTTGGTGTTAAAGGTATGCGTTGGGGACAACGTCGTGCTCGAGTTAATAGAATGCCTAAAATAGGTCAATTCTCTGGGCGTATTAAAAAGAATCTTGTCACTCGTAAAAACATGAAACGAGCTAACGAGAAGAAAATTTCTGCTCTATCTAAGAATGATCCAAAACGTCGAGAGCTAATTAATAAGAATAAAGACTTGACAAATATGAACCAAAAAGCAGCCCTTCGTCTAGTTCGTAACCAAAAGATTAAGAAGGGTGTTAGCGGAGCTTTAGCTGCAACTAGTGCTGCTGCATTACAATATCAGTTAATGAAGGTCACAGATCCTCAAAAAGCTGAAAATATTAAAGGTTTAGTAAAAGGTGCTAGTAAAATAGCAGGGAAAGCCGTTAAATATGGAGCTGCAAAAGCTTATAATCAAGCGAAATACAACATGGGCGGCGTAGCTAAACGCCAATATATGTAATCTAAAGGAGGATAAACTATGATCATTATTAATGAAGATACTCTAATCCATACTGATTCTTCATCAGATGTTATTGAACACTTTGGTGTTAAAGGTATGCGTTGGGGTATTAGAAGTCGTCATGCCGATTTGATGGATAATCATCGTTCTTATAAAAAGATGAAGAAACAACTCAAATCTATTCAGAAAGATTTAATTAAGGAACATGGTAAAAAACGTGATCCTGGTTATACAAAATGGCGTTCTAAACATAAGATTCAATACGCTAAAAAGTATAATAAAGCTGAAGAAATCCGTAGAGCCGCTCAAGAATTGTATGAGAAAAATGGACGTAAGGTTACACCTAAAATTCAAAAACGTCTAGATAAGTATAATATGTTACAACGTGAAGTTCGAGCACATGATGCGTTATACAATACAAATCCTTTAGACTACGTTTTAAATAAAGATCAGTATAAAAAGTTTAATGTTCATAAAGAAGCAAAAGCTGCAATGCGAAGACAGAATAAAAAGTAACGCATGATTTATAGAATGAAACCAGAGGAGTACTTGCCAAAACTAACAATCCTAAGAAAGGCTTTAGGTAGCCAAAAATAGGATGATGTTGGAATTCGCAAGGATTCCTCTTTTTTTCGATTTTTCAAAATTCCCCGGGAGTGATTTTTAATCTCAAATTCGCACTTTTTACAAGTCCTATAATGAATAAAATTTATTATAGGAGGTCATTATCATGACTAAACAAAACAAACTATCACTAAATCAAACAAATATGATTCAACTAGCTTATATGCTAAATGATATTGAACTTGGAAAAATGTTAGATGATCAATACAAAATTGTGATTACTTATTCAAAAGATAACACACAAACAATTGAATACATCAAAGCACTTTATAAACGACTACATCGTGAAGCAAATAAAGTTGTTGAAGCTATTTCGTTTGAAGAAATTGTTGATAGATGTAACAAAATGTTAAAGACACATGAAAGACTTATGATAACAAATGAATCTATTATTGAGGGAATTAAGAACGATGAAGATGTTAAAGACGCATTTAACAAACACGTAAAAGAACTCATTGTATACGTAGATAAACGTAAAGGTGAGTTCGAAGAAATTGTGGAGTTTTATAAATCTTTATAAAATAATCGGAGGGTTAATTCCCTCTCTTTTTTTCAATTTCGCAGAAATTACATACCATATAATGAAGGAATAAGCCAGAACGAATATGCTTAGTAGGTTTTAGGAAAGCATCCAGAAATGGAAGTGCGGTGCGATGCCGTATATTCAATCCTTCGTTTTTTTTTTTTTGAGAAAGGAGGCATATTGATGCCAGTAAGTAAGAAACGTAAGACAGCGAAGAAAAATCCTCGTCGCTATGGAACAACAAAGCATATTCCAAATGTGGTATCGTTGGAATATAAGTATATTCACGGTCATTATGAACCGAAGACAGATGAGTTCCGACTCTATGTAAATATGGTTTGTAATGGTGCGCCCATTATTTGTTCGGGGTATATTGACCCAGACCATTCCTATTTCAAGGGAATTCGTGTGCACAATCCAAAACCGATTAAAGGTCATACTGCTCAAACCATTTATGTTACTAAGAATGATGCTCCTCATTTTTTCAGCACGATCAAAGCTTACGTACACACTGTAGGTGATTTATTGGATAGTGGGTATGATGTTATTCCTACTTTAGACGTTAGCAATGATGGTGGATATTTCAAAGATAAAGACATTCCAACCTATCGTACACTAAAGGAAACGCAGGAATTACATGTCCTATAATGAAAGAAAAATATTTTAAAGGAGGCATTATTATGCGCGACGTAAATAAAGGATTATTTGGATTATACAACTATAAAGGATCTATTTTAGAGATTACTGCTAAAGATAGCTTACCAAAAGCTTACCTTAAAGCATTCACTCAAGGATTTATGGATGGTTGTATGGTTACAGGTGTAATCGCATTTGGAGTTGGCTTATATGCAACAAATAAAAATAAAAACTAATCAAAGATAGGATCGAATCAATCGGTCCTTTTCTTTTTTGATTTTCCTAAGCATATCATAAATAATTATTAAAGGAGGAAGCCTCATTTATTGTCAGTTTCAACAATGGTATGCTTTGGTAAGTCATTAGAAGGAGGTATAAAACTATGGCTTTAATTTTATCACTAATATCAATTGGTATTAGTTTATTTACTTTGTATCGTGATTACAAAGAATACAAGGATTTAAATGATTGGAGGAAAAGAAAATGAATCCTATTAATTTTGTAACGCGTCCAGAAATGACGAATTACAGTAGCGCTGATCTGGTATTACTATCATTTCTTAAATCAATTATGTATGACTATACACGAATAACGGACCCTATGGATAGAGCGTTAATTGTTACAATTCTTTCTTCGTTGCCGCGAGTGCACAAATTTGAAACTCAAGAAGCATCTAATGATGCCAATAATGCAACACAAGATTTTTTCAATGCTCATGGCGCTGCCACCATGCAAGATATGATGAATGGCGCATATAATACTGAGATTTTACAAGAACGATTAAATGCAATTGTGAAATCATTTGATAAACTAAGTAAAGGATATTAGAAAGGAACTATTATGTCAGAAGTTAAATTTCACACAAAACCAACGCAAGTTAATCGTAAAAATCCAAAGTTAATTTTAGATCATTTTCCTATTGTTCGTAAATGGATTTACGATTTAGATAACGGATATTTTGTTATATTCTCGGTGTTTGACAATGATAGATCAGAGGCTGCTGTAGGATGTTTTGATCGTTGTGGTAATTTGTATCATTTAGATTATACACTAGTCGATATTCATACAAAACAAGATTTGGTCGATTTGGTATCAGATTACAATAAATATACTGTATTAGATATTCTCAAATTAGAGAAGGAAATGAAGGAGTTTGAGTGACATGGACTACAAAGAACTTAAAGAAAAATTAAGAGAAACTTGGAGGCGTTATTATTTCTTTGTTAGATGTGATAAATATATGGTTAATGCTTTTAATAGAACATTAGAAGATTTACACGATCTTAAATTCGAAGGTTACAGAATTATCGAAGACTATGATACACGCCATCAATTTGCACAAACAATCAATGAGATGATGACTCTTGGGCAACTATTTGGTAAGTATAAACTTCATCATCGAATTTTGAAGTTTATTAAATATCTATATTTAACTTATAAATTCAACAAACTTCCATAACACGCAATGAAAAAGGAGGCAACTAAAATGACGAAAAAAGTTACCAATACAAAAG